GTTGTGACTATACACTTCTATCTGGTCAATTGTCAATGACGGTCTATCTTTGGATTTAGAATCAATATACACACCCTAGCGTTCCGCAAAACAAAACGCAACTTAGGTGTGAGCCAGTAAAATCACAATATCGACAATCAGATCCCGAAAAGTCAATACCAAGAAGGTGGTATCCGGCGAAGTTTGCATGGGACAGATTCATTTTCGTAAAACTACCTCGGCCATAAAGAATTTTTCTGATTTCTTTTTGAGTAGGTCTCTACATTACAGTTTCATTTTCTGAAGTCTGCCTTCAGAGTTAGTGAAAAATACAGTCTTTACTCCGTTCTGCCTCAAATATTCTTCACACTTCGGACATGGCTTGGCATTGCCGAATGTACCATCTTTCCTGAACCGGATCGAATAGACTTTTGTTCCTTTGCGCATACTGGGCCAAAGACATTCCAAAGCTCTCACTTCTGCGTGTACTTTATTGAAGTTGGACTTAAAGGCGACAATAGCGCCGCCAGAAACCACAAAAGCCGCATGATGATGCTGCTTGTGGTTTGACTTTCGACAAGTTTTGATAGCAGATTCAAGATTAAACATAGTAGGTTTATATCACATAATGATATGAAATGTCAACCTAATAGAAGGGATACGTCCAAGCCCAAATCGAGGCATTTTTGATAAATGTCTGAATTCACAATGAAGACAGTCACTACTCCCGGTTTACTATTTCCGATGGATGGGAGAGAAAACGCGTCTGGTTCTCTGTCGTTTATTGAAATAAAAACCGGCAAGGGTCTGTTTCCTTAGGCTTATCCGGATTTATAGGCTCTGGAGGAGGGGTCGGTATCTCAAGCTGTGGGCGTTCTGTTATCACTGGTTTTTTCTTTGTCTTATCGATAAGCCAAGGAGGCAGATCCATTACTCGTCACCGTTTTCGGTGTTTGCTTTGATATAGGCTTCTAATTCTGCAATCTTCTTTTCTACTGCCTTCATCTTTTCTTCTAGAATAGCTACGGTATCGACACAGCGATCAAACTCGTCGCACGCTGAGCACTGATAACCGTTATAATAGTCTTCGCATGTACATTTCATCGGAAACGCTCCGTTAAGATATCAAAAACAACCTTTTCAACTGTAGCACGATCTGGTTCGTCTGGCAACAAAGACTTGTTTTTGATATCTGCCCATGACTCTTTGTAGTAGACAAATTCTTTCTCAACGTCAGACCACGGCGTCTGACCAGAACGGATCTTCAATAAATCGGGGATATCCTTTTCTCTCCTTACGACAAACCCTCCGGTCGTTAAGACCTCGTTCCCGGTACGAAGGAGTCTGATTAGGTGCATTGCGTCTTTTCTGTCAAAGCCGTTCTTGATAATTCTTTGGTAATTGCCAATAGCATAGCCTAGATATGTATGGGCGAGCTTCTTGCTTAGGAAAGCCCTCCTGTGAGTTCTCAGTTGGCTAGCGAACTCGTCTTCAAACAGGATGCAATCCCTAGGAGCAAATAATGTTTCCAACACGTTGGGATTGCCGGACAAGCACATATTGATATACTTACGGAACTCCCAAAACATGACATCGCCATCGCCTGCAATTGACTCAGGCCCTTTGCTAAGGCCAAAGAAGTGTTGGTCCGATGGAAGATACCAGCCACGGATATCTAGATCTGAATCTTGAACATTAGTTCCATACATGTAACTACCTGCGATTACTTTGTAATTAGGATTCATACCATTCCATAAAGTCGTCTATGTTCATAAGAGTATCGCTTGAATGGTCCTGCCATTCCTTGTCGATGCGGTCTGTCGTATGTTCACCAATTCCAAACCACCATACTACACTGAAACTTTTCGGTTTCAGCCAGTTGAATTTAACGAATCTTGCCTCAAGTAGCTGTTTCTTTGACAAGTCGGTGTCCCGAAAAACACAGCTATTGAATACAGTGCCAGTAAGCTTTGTGTTTGTAAAGTTGCTTTTTCTTAGCAACCTATTCGAGAAAATCAATCCCGATAGATCCATATTGCTAAAATCAGCAGGTATGAAATTAGGATCAAACCAGCGGATTTCGTCTGTTTTGTCAAGATAACAATCCAGTTCTTCTTGGGTTAACTTTTTCAAAATTCCCCCCAAAACTGCAACCAATTATCAACATTTAACTGAGGATTAAAGAGCCTATTGCATAATAGTAATAGACCGTCCATGTCTTGGGAGTCCGGAGCGTCGGTAGTAAGTTCAATATATCTACCGCCTGCTGTTTTGTATATCCTACAACGACCAAAATAGGCGCTCAGTAGTTGTTCTGTAGTAAAGTAACAGCCAGAAATGTCACTATAAAAAAACGTAGCACCCGTCAGCTTGCAATTGGTAAAATTGCTATATGAGAAATCAAAATTGCTAAAGTCGGTCCAAGACAGATCCATATCGCTAAAATCAGCCCGTTGGCCCTTAGAAGAGTCCGCTAGCCATTTCACATGCTCAGTGTTAATTTCTAGAAGAGTGGGTCTAGTCAATATCATATCAATACCAACAAACACTCAAGTTCTGTTTTGATCTCGTAAGTGCCGTATACAGCCAGCGACGGCCCGTCATACTGAAAGGCTTCACTGTTTCCTCCAAGACCACCAATACGTCATTTGCCTCTGAACCCTGAGACTTATGACAACTCAGTACATAGCCGTAATTTGCACTTACATATACACAGGATTCCGGCAGAACTCCAGAGCTTTTCTTTCTTTTGAGGAGTTTCTTGCACCCATTGCTAGCTGCCGACGGGCTGATCTTCATTTCGCCTTGGAGTTCTTGTTGGGAGATCAGACAGTGTTTACCCCCAACAAGCTCTACATACCAGTAATCAACGATATCGCTCTGTCCTGTGAACCGATCTGTTACCTTTACGGTTTCAATTCTTTCGACGACCCGTTTGATTACATAGACTTCGCCATTCAGTACCTCATTGATATAGTTATTCTTGATAATCAACAAAGGCTCGGTGTCTTCTGGACGACTCATTCGACCGAGCGTTTTTCTGATTGCTTGGTTCAGTCTGTGTCTCGTTTCGTTGGTGTGGCAAATCACCATACCTTCTTTGGACCATATATCAATACTTTTATCAATAAGCTCGGTCTTATCAACAGAAGGCACGTCGGAAAGTTGTAGGGCGAATGAATTAGAAGTCCTGACTGCCGTAGCCACCTTGATTATGATACTTTCTTCTGCTTGCCTAAGAACTTCAGACAGGTTCACCCTATAGTCGGCATCCATAAGGAAAACACTGAAGCCTGCGTTTTCGGTATCGACCGGGGGTAATTGGAATTCGTCACCAATCAATATCAGGTTTTTGCCCACATTGCTACAAGTTTCTAGAAGATCTTTGTATAGATCGAAAGTAACCATTGAGGCTTCGTCGATAACGATTGCGTGGTACTTTGGCAGTTCTATATCAATAAGGTCCTTGGAGGTAAAGTCTAGATTGCCGGTGTTTTGGTCTTCTTTGACTGAATACATCCATTTATGGATCGTTGAGGCTCTGCAACCGGCTACTTCTGCGGCTCTTAGAGCTGCTTTTCCCGTCGGAGCCAGAACCAGAATACCGTCGGTCTCAGCCAATACTCTCAAAAGACTGGTCTTACCAGTCCCAGCCGGACCATTAACAATACAGACGCCTCCTCCGTTAGGGTGCGAAATTCCCAAGTCACGAAAGGCATCCAAAGCCTGTTGCTGTCCTTTTGTTAAGTTCACTCTAGGATGTCCATACGATTTGGGCCAAAACTCGCTGCAAATTCAACGGTCGGGAAAGTAGATCTCATAAAGTCTAGAACTTCGTAAACGAAAGCGCCTAAAGTGAGACCTTGTGCCGGAATGTACTTGGCAGAAAAGCCAAGTCCGAATGCCGAAAAGCTACCATATTGATACAATACGTCAAGCTTCGTCAGGTACACCTTATAGCACCCATTGATACGAATTGCATACTGAAGTTCTTTGAGGTCCATGTGAGCAATCCTGCGAGGTCGTCCAGTAGTCGCTCCGAATTCCCCGCCCAATTGTCGCAAACCCTCTGCTGCTGCGATCTCCCACTCATAAGGAAGATGCCCATTGCCAACTCTAGTAGTATAGGCCTTTGCTACGCCGATACAGTTATTGATATAGTGAGGGGGAAAACCAGTGCCAGTTGCGGCTCCACCAGCCGTACAATTGCTGCTAGTGACATAAGGATAGGTGCCGTGATCAACGTCTAGCATTGTTCCTTGCGCGCCTTCGAAGATCACACCGCCAGAAGCAATCATGTCTGGCACAAGGTCTTCCACAGAGAACCGATTTGGAAAAGAGTTTCCAGACAGACCAATAACCCGCAAGCCCTTTCTCCCAACCTTGTCTTCGTAGGCCGGTCCAATCCCTCGATTCGTAGTACCAATATGACCGTTTGTTTCTTTGTCCCTCGAAACGTGCTCTTTGGTTATGACATGAGCCCTAGGACTCACGTAAATATTGCTTTCCGTATCCACTCCTAGATCGGAAATCATCTTGATCTCGTCATTTAGCTGATCAATATCGACGACACAGCCGTTACCGATAAAGCAAGTCTTACGGCTAAAGATTCCGGAAGGCACTTGGTGCAAAACCACTTTCTTCCCATTATCCAGATAGACCGTATGGCCAGCGTTGTTGCCGCCTTGATAACGGGCAACGTATCGATAGTACCCGTCTCGGCAAAGGTAGTCAATGATTTTACCTTTACCTTCGTCTCCGTACTGTAAGCCTACAACTACTGTATTTAATCTTGGCAATTTACGGCTCCACTTGAGATATTTCGCAGATTCTACACCATTACCCATGAAACAACAACCCCGAGGGTTCGCCTCGGGGTTTATATCATTCAAAATCAGACAGCATGTAGGTATCAGACTCTTTGGGGATCAGTTCTTTGTAGTTCTCACTCAAGAACCACTTCCAGCGGTGGGGAAATTCCGGTCTGACGTGATCACCATACCCGTCAGTGATTACCCAAACAGTTGAAGGGTACTTGGACTCTTTCGCCTGAACAATCTTTTGGATACCGTCTTCAATACAACTGAAACTGGTTCCGCCGAATCCATAAGCCTTGCCTGATTTCAAGTCGGTCGGATAAACCTGTGTATCAAAGCAGAACAATTTAACATCAAACCGCTCTTCTGGCAATGTCCGTGCTGCATTGAAGAACCGCTGAGCAAGGTGGGCACAGCTACCGGAGGTGTCCAAGAAGAACCAGACACAAATCCGTGACTTCTCGTACTCGTCGATCTCGTCCTCTGAAGGAAGCATCAGGTCGCTCGACAATGTAGCAAATCGGCGTGCGGGCTTGATCCATTGTTCGTCGATTTTAGCCTCAAGGTACTTGCGAGCCCAGTCTTTGACAATGGTCTCCCACTTTTTCTTTGGGAAAACTTTTTCTGTCTTGACGTTCACCCAGCTATTGCCAGCATCAGCACCAGCCTTCTTGGTGGGAGAATCAACTTTCTTCTCAAGTTCCTTAAGCTCTTTTTCCACCATTTGCTTGAACTTCTTCTTGGCCTTCATGTCATTGGAGTCTGTATTATCCAGAACCTCTTTCATGGCCTGTTCAAACTCTTTGGTAACGAAAGACTCAAGCCCGTCGTGGTCGTCAACCGACGACATTGAGTCAACTTGCTGGCCAAAGCCCGGAGTCTTTTCGAGTTCTTCTTTGATAAGATTGTAGTAGAACTCGAAACTGTTACCTACGGGAGGAATGGCAGATGCCTTAGCAAAAACCGTGTCAACCCAGCAGTACATATTCTTGGGATCGATCTCTGCCCTATCAAAACCCATGCAATCAACAATGAAGTGATTCACAACGACATCCAGAGCCAAGTTGGCGTTGTGGAGTTCGGGTCCACGGAGCAAGTTGATGCGTGCTCCATGGTAGAAAAAGACGTGCAAGCATTCGTGGCTGACAACGAACAGCTTTTGTTCAAAATTGAGGGAATCCCAAAACACCGGATTAACCACAAAGTCAATGCACTCGCCAATCTTATCAAAATACACAGCCGCAGTCTTGACTTCCTTAGAAAACCGTGGCTTTGACAGCGACCAGAACTTCTCGAATACCGTGAAGTGTGGCTGGAGCCCTTCTGCCACATCTCGGAACTCTTCCATCGAAAACCGACGGTTTGGGATCACCGAAGATTCGTTGTCTGTTTCTGGCACTGCCTGAATGGTTTGTGTTTGCATATTTATGGTTATATCCGGTGTTTGAGTGTGGGTCAACGTTTATTATGGAGTGGGCGTATTGCGCATTTGAGTCATCTTGCCCACAACCGTCTTTGCGTCAATCAAAGTATCCCACTTGACTCCCGCCTGTTCCAGAACCTTGGTGACATACGCAAACATGGGAATCAGGTTCTTGTATCGTTCACGCATCACGGTGGGGTGACTGGCTCCAGAGCAGACACCTTCAATCATCTTGATTGCTTCGGTAGCGGACGCTGAAGTCAGATCCTTTGAGGGGAGTTCCTTGTTCAATTCGTCGTAGAGAGCTTGACGAACCTGAGTACCATTGACCGGCATGGCCTTCAGGGCTTGAATTTTAGAAGCAAATCCCTTCTCGGTAGCATTGGGATTGTCCCACGTCTCTTTGCTCAGGTCCAAGTCTGAGATGCTGGTGTGCTTGAGGATAACCGCCTTGCAAGCTTCTGACATTTGACCAGACTTTGAAGCAGCAATCTCTTTGATAACAGACTTGAACTCTTCGTAGTTCGCATCAGAAAGGACGTGCTCCTTTACATTTGCGTGCTGGTTCATAAGCGTGGTGATGCGCTCAGAGCCAATCACTGGCAAGAAGAACGAAAGAAGGGCTTCTTTCTTGACAATGTGGGGGTGGGCAACGGCATAGTTGTTTTCACCAGCCAACCACTTACGAGCAGCGGCTTTGTCACCAGACTTCATGAGTTTCTCAAGCTGCTGGGTCGTAGGACCATTACGCAACTGGGTCAGGAGCGTAGCGTGATTGATACTTTCGTGGAGCAGTGGCCGGATATCGCCGTCCATTGTGTGCATGTCGAGGACGTAATCCAGACGACGAGGTGAAAGCTTGTCCTTGGCCTCAGGCTTCAGTTCGTTCCACCACTCAATGGCCACGTCGGCAACTTCCCGACCAAACTTCTTTCGGAAATATTCCGCATCAGGCTTGTAAGCCACATTCACAATCACCTGAAAGCGGTCCATTTGTGCAGGATCCAAAGCCTCGACATCATACTTACTGGCCTCGTCTTCCTCAGGATTGACAGCCGCCCAAACCATCTTGAGATTCGGGAACTTTTTCCCGTTGATTGACTTGAACTGGATGATCTCCATCATCGCGTTCTTGACCTTCTTTGGGCAACGGTTTGCTTCGTCGAGGAAGATCGCCTCAATCTCAGGATCGAGGAAAGCCTTAGGACGAACAAGATCGAGGTACTTTTCGCCAGTCTTTTCGTCCACAAACTCCTTCGGAATGCCGATGAAGTCTACGAATGCGTCAAGGGTGGCTCCCGAGAAGTACAGATACTTCTTGCCGTTGCGCTTGAAAGCCTCCAGAACTCGGGCAGTCTTACCAACGCCGTGCTTACCACGGAGAAGGACGTTGAGGTTGTTCTTGATCCAGAAATCGAGGTTTGAGTCAGTAAAGTGATTAGCAGCCATTTGTGTTTGACCTTTGGTTTGTTTGTTAGTTTTGTACAACGATTGTGGTTCTACGCTCTTTTAAGAAGCTGTCAACTGCTGTTCGGCTTTTTTGTACATTATTGATACAACGTTTTGGAATGACATTCCTTTTGATACTTCCAAGGTAATATCAAAAAACTGATCTTCCGTCAAGCTGAAAGAGGGTCGTGAATACAAGACCCTATTGGTCGCCGCAATTACCTTAAGAAAGGCTTCATCAAACGGAGCCAACTTGAAGATAAAAAGATTGTTGACACTCACCCAAATCCCGGTCTTATCTGGCTGAAGAACCAGACACTTGTCTCCGAAGTGATTCCGGGCATATGCAGTTACTATTCCATAGGTGCCAATAGGAAACTTACGGCCCTTTGTAACAATAACGATATCTCCAACAATCGGAGGGTTGGGGATCTTTGACTGAGAGTGGTAGCTGGCAAGAGCTTCGATACGGTCTGCGGGAAGTGAAAGGAACTGTTGGGTTTTGTTCATTCCTTACTTATATCAAGGCTCTTCACTGTTTACAAGATCATAAACATAACAATAATCGTCTAGATTCATTTCTACGTTTTCTAAATTTTTCTGAATATTTGGCTTCGAACCAATTTTTTTGTCAAGGGATTTACGTTCAATATCTATCTTGTCACACTGAATCGAAATATCCAGATATCCATATATCCGGGCAATCCTACTTGTTCCTGCGCTTACTCTGTCAGAACCAAGAACAGCAAGCAAAAGAGAGGGGCTGGTCAAGTTATTCATCGGTATCTAGTAGCTCGTAAAACCTATAGTAGTCGTCTAAGTTGACTGAAAGCTTAGAAAAGGAGCTTAGCCTAAGGTTGTCAAATCCGTCGAGATCTAAACAAGCATTACTGACAAAAATAGAAGCGCCGTCGGTTGCTGAGCCTGCAAACGTATAGCCGTGACTGAGGTCATACTTGCTGAGCTTTTCTGGCAAAGCCAGATATTTGTTCTTTTTCTTCATATGGGCTTCGCCATCGGGTCGTTTTTGCCATGAGGGGTGCCCTCTCGGTGTCCGTTGGAGGTCACTTCGGCAAAAATTGCGTTCCGTCGTAGTTCTTCTAGGGTTCTTGCGCCACTATATGATAGTCCAGAACGAATACCACCTTTCAGTTCGACCAAAACACCACCTACAGGCCCTTTTCTGCTAGGTTGATAGGTGACTCCCTCTGGAGTGCCATTTCCAACAGACCCACGGAATTCTTTCTGAGCTTCCGCAGAGGCCATTCCTCTGAAGTCCGATCTTGGACATTCATCTGTACCGCCTAGCATTCCACCTAGCATAACAGCGTCAGCACCGGCAGCAAGGGCTTTAACAATATCTCCACTACTGCGAATGCCTCCGTCGGCAATCGTGTGAATACCAGAGTCACGAGCGGCACGAGCGCAGTTCTCGATTGCAGTGATCTGCGGAACTCCATGGCCAGTGACGACTCTGGTCGTACATGCAGATCCCGGACCGACCCCGACCTTGACTACATCCGCTCCTCCTTGATAAAGGATATTTACTCCTTCGGATGTCGCAACATTACCCGCAATAACGGTTTTGAAGCCAATTTTCTTGAGTTCTGAACACATCATGCTTGCACGATTGCTTGCTGCATGGGCAATATCAAGGCAAACCGTCTCGACTCCCGTATCAAAATACGCCTTTGCCGCTTCCAAGTCCAGCGCCTGAATGCCAACGCTGGGGATAACGGTACTTGTCATTCCAAGTGACTGAAGCTTCTTGATCCAGTGCAAAACAGTCTTTGTGTCTGCATATCTGTGCAAAATACCAGCACCGCCAGCAAGATCCATTGCTGCGGCCATGGAGACTTCTGTAATACAATCCATATTCGCACTAAAGATAGGAATATCTAATTCCAGATGCCCGACTTTTGTCTTTATATCCACCTCAGATCTGCTCTTAATGTCAGAAATCTGAGGGATAAGAATAACGTCATCAAACGTGAACATCTTTTGTTTCAAAAAAATCAAAGGGCGGTTCTCCTAATAGTTACAGGCAATAATTTCCGATACCTTGCCACGTCCAGAACCCTTGGAGTTGAGAACTCTTGAGGCTTTTACTTCATGGCAATTCAAATGTTTGTATAGCTCGCGAGTGAAGTCGCACCAAGAATTACTTATCATGACCTTAATATCATTCCTAGTAAGAATGTCAACGTGTTTCACTAGTTCGATTTGGTCTTGCAGGGAAAACCCATCTGCGCTATAGTTAGCAAAATTCGAAGTAGAACTTATTGGGGCATATGGAGGGTCCAGATAGACAAAAGAATTTGGTTGGATCTCCGATACCATATCTTTAAAAGAGCTTTGAGCTATCGTTACACCTTGCAGGGCTATGCTGGCTTCAAGTAGCCCTTCTTTGTTTAGCTTGGGTTTACCAGTACCGATCGGACTGTTGAAGTAACCCTTTGAATTTACTCGATAGAGTCCGTTAAAACAGGCTTTGTTTAGATACAAAAGACGTGAGGCTACGTCTAGCTCGCTGGCTGTAGACCAATTCAGATCTCGATCAAGGGCACGAATAGCATAGTATTCCGATTTGGAGTGCCGTTCTTCCAGAAACTTTACCCTTAATGCCAGTTCTTCTGGATTATCTCTGACCTGTCGATAAGTAACAATAAGCTCTTTGTTTATATCAAAAAGATGGGAGTTCTTAGGCTGGAGATCGAAGAAAACCGCTCCGCCACCCACAAAAGGTTCGTAATAATGCTCGAACCCCACAGGCATGAGGCGTTTAATTTCACCTAGAAGTTGCCGCTTGCCACCAACCCACTTTAAAAATGCCTTAGCCATTTTTAAAAACCTTCTTCAATCCGCACCCTTGGCATACGACTAGTCTTCCGGTCGGCATTTTGACTTCTTTGATTTCTGGACTCTGACAGGTTTCACAAGTTTGGATTTTAACTTGTGGCATAGTTTTTGCATGATCCGCAAGAGCGGACTCTTCCCTGTCTGCAATGATATGGATCTGTTTGTCCAACAACCTGCTCAACCGAGCTACCTCTCTTCTAAGCTGGGCATTCTCTCTCCTGAGATCCGAAAGCTCTTTATTATTACGTTCGTCTCTTTTTGGCTTGTGTCCAACTAGACGCTTGTTACTCATTGGTTTAAATGCCTTTCGGTTTACTCGGTTTCTTGCCGCTGTAACTCTACCACCCATTTCAGACCATCATGAAACATTTTCAAAGACTCAAACCGACCGGCTTCTGTCTCCAAGAGCATTGGAGACGTACCTAACGTATGGATAAGGTTCTGTTGGTGCGTCAAACCCTCCAAAGTAAAGGCTTCGCACGGGTCACTTTCGTAGCGAACCTTAAAGCAATAAAGGTCGCCACCCATTGACATTTTTGTCCTAGAAGTTTTCATCTCGCTCTTCGTCTTCGTCGATTGTAATTTCTTCTCTATCAACAAGTTCCTCTTTGAGGGCTATAGCAAAATCGATCCGCTCGGACTTTTTGACTTTGGGCAGGTATTCCAAGAAAAGCTCTTCAATCAGTTCGTCAAAATCTTTCTTTAACATTCAGGTCCCCTTCGTAGTTGGCGTAGCAAAACTTCTGTCGTATACCTGTTGTGCGCTCAATGTAGCGCGCATCGCTGCGGGCTTGCAGGCAGTGCTGATACAGCTCGAAACGGTTCGAAGCTCAGCAGCGGTAATTGTAATTTTCTTTCTCATGGGAGCACCTGAAAAACAACTTCTGATGTGATTGCCTTGCCTGTCGCACTGCGGAGACCTTGTTTCGATGTTGTCTGCCAAAGGATCGGCCCTCGGGCGTTGTGCTCGTACTCTGAGACCAGCACAGTATGTCGCTGTGCTTGCTCGCGTGCCCATTTATAGAACTGCTCTGTGTCGAAAGCGATGCTGTAGCCTGTAGTGCCCTCGTAAGGCGGATCGCAATAGATCAGGCCTGATCCTTTGGGGATCTCCGCGTTCTGGTAATCGCCGACTGACAACTGCACACCTGTCAGATCGATTTTTGAAAGACTCCTCACTGCGCTAATTGCTGCTGAGATTTTGTTACCGCGCTTCTCATCTTTAACAAAACCACGAAAAAAGCCACCTCCGAATGAGCACCCAAAGCCAACGAACCCCACAAGCCAGTCGGGATAGGCGTCTTTGTTGTTCTTCACTTGTTGGTGAAACTCTTTTGTGATCACATCGGGGAACTCGCCTCTCCGCTGTGCTCTTTCGAGCACTGCAATCACGTACTTGTTCCCATCGTTCGCGTAGCGGTTCGGGTGATCCACGTTGGTCACCACGTTGCCAGCGCCGCAAAACAGATCGAGAAAGAAATCTTTGCCCTTCGCTTGCTCGGTCAGAAAGGCCCCGAGCTTTTTTCTGATTCGATACTTTCCACCAAGATACCGCATTACAGGTCCCCCTTCGTAGTTGGCGTTAAAAATCCGCGCCAATTTTGATACCACCCATGCCCTGACCCGTTGTCGATCCCATACCCCAAACGCCCAAGAAGAACGGCCCTACGATTCTACGTTCGACCTCTCCTCCGACTAGGTAAGAGTTGATTCCGGGTACTGGAAGGATTTGGGGGCTTACGCCGCCCAAGACTCCTAGGTGCCATTGGGGTAAGATTGGCTCGATCTTCTTTTCTACAATCTTTTCGCGCTCTACAACGACTTGCTTCTCAACTTCAACAACCTTTACTTCCGTACTGTTTGACTTTTCATGGACAACGGTATCAATATTTTTCTCTTCTACTTCTTTCGTTAGAACTGTACCGTCTGGACGCTTTTCTTCGTTTTTCTCTCTACGCCAGCGTTCTACAATCTGGGTGTCTTTTACCTTGACAATCTCAATTCTAACCTTTTCTTTCTCTACAACGACTTGCTTCTCAACTTCAACTACCTTGATCTTCTCTTCAATCTTGACCTGACCTTGATTCATATAGCCACCCATGGCAAAGCCACAGACAAGACAAACCAGACAGATCAGTAGCCAGACTCCATTATTGGAGAACCACTGCTTGATATTATCGAACATTTTTGGCAAATCCTTCGGCTACGGCTTCCGATGCGCTGAAGAACTTCTCTTCACAGGCCCATTTACGGATCATGCTGACCGGGATGCCGGTTTCTTGGTGAATGACTTTGTAGTATTTTTCGTTGTTTTGCTCAACTTGACCGGCTAAGCGAGAAACATCGTCAACATTGGTATGTCCCTGCATGACAACAGAACCGTTGTGAATCATTAGCTCGCAGTTCTTGGACAAGAACCGCTCTTGACTGGCTAGAAAAATGATAGTGGCAATAGAGCAAACTTCGCCAATGCCATAAATCACTACCTTATTCTTCAGACTTTTGATACAATCAAAAAGGGCGTACCCAACATAGTCTTCGCCACCGGGAGAAGAAATAACAATATCAATCTGGCCCTTTGTCTCGTCAAGGTCTCTCAGGACTGGAATACTGCTGAGGGTGTTTGTATCAATGTGACCAAAGATATATACGGTTCGTTGTGGGTTTTTCATAAAAACCAATATAGCACAACGCGATTACCAAGTTTTATCTTCCGGCAGAGCTTTATTGATATACTGGTTGAGAATTTCGTCCGTAATGTGGCTTAGGCTACTGGTTCCTCGATACCAAACGGCTCCTAGGCTATTAGAGTGAGTAGTACACTTTGCGTAATTAGTCTTCGCCAATACAGACATCTCTGTCTCGCTCGATCGGGACTTGCAAAGGTGGAAAATGATTCTTTCGCCGTACTTTGAATTGCGGTTCAGGGTAATCAGATTGGTCGCTACCATTACAGGGCCAAATGACTCCGAACTATCCTCTGAGGTGATCAGGCGATCATGCGTTCCGTGCTCGCCCTGAAAACGATTGTTTTTACTGGCTTCTCTGTTCGTTTGCTGTGCCAAAATTGCATGGAACTTGTGTTTCAGCGCTAACTGTACGAAGTAGTTATATGTCCATGCATCAACATGCCTACGCTCTTTATTGATAGAATCCGCACTGGTGAGTTTAGCTGGGTAGTCGTCAATGACAAGATCGAATCCTTGTCCCGTCCGTTGGATTTCTTCGGTCTGCTTTTTCTCAATAATCCGGCCCACTTCTTCTACGGTTAGGCCGGGTTGGTTCATTGGTACATAGCGGAAATACTTCTTCAGAAAGTTAGACCCGCCAGTAAACAACAATGGGTCGGTTTTGTAAAGAACCATCAGTTCAGCAAAGGTTTTTTGCGTGAGGCAAGACCAGATTTTATTCTGAATGTCTTCCGGTCTCCCCTCGTGTGTAATGAACAGTACCTTTTTGAACTCTTTTACGTTAGCAATAGCCGTGGTTACTAGAAAGCTTGTCTTGCCAACGTTGGTAGAAGCCATCACTACCGTCGTATCGCCCTTCAGAAGGCTCCCCTTGGCACACGTAGGATCAATTATCTTGTCCAGTACATCCAGCCCTGTAGTCAGGGCTCCGAGCTTTTCTGTCTCTACACCTGAAAAATGGTTCTGCCAGTTAGTAAAGTCAACTTCGTCTTCTTCGAAGAACTTTACGTCTTGGTATGATCTAACAGTTTGCTCAAGTACGTCATAGGCTTGGCTGATCTTCTTGGCATTGAACAGTTCTGAAGATTTTGTTACAGACTCAAGATAGATGCGGCATTTTAGCCACTGCGACAACTCGTTGACCATTGCTTCTAGGTCGAAATCAACCTTTTTGGTCAGAGCTATCTCAATCGCGGCTAAGCATTTTGTGCGATTTGCTACATCTTTGCCTTGAAAGTCCAAGGAAAAGGTAACGTCTTCTTTGGTAGGCATCTTTGCCAAACTAGGATCGTTGTCTTTGGTCCACTTTAAATACAGCCCCCAGACTTCCCCGGCCCATGGATTGCTAAACCAGTTCTTCTTGATTTTGTCACGGCACTGGTGGTAAAAGTTTTTGTTAGTCAACAGGTGCCCAAGTAGGCCGTGCTGTTTGGTCTCGTTGAATGGTAGTGATTCTTGCGTCAGTTCCATCGATTACCAGTCCTTTTTAATGTAAAGAAAAATCTTATTGTTACTGAACCTTTCACAGGCTTTGAAAAGTTTGTGTACTTCCTCAAAAGTCATAGCCCCAAGGTCGCCCTCTTTAACTCTCATATCAAAGATTTCTAGATCTCTGAATTGCTCAACCAGCTTGGCCACTTCTCTGGTTGCATCTGCGTCCAAAGCAATATAGACCTTGCGTACTCCTGAGTTTTTGATAATATCAATCTGAGTCCTAGAAACGGCCTTACCCATTGTCGCTACGTTGCCGCCGCACAAGTCGGCCTTTATACCATCAATAGGACCTTCTGTGAGCACACAGTGATCGCTGCCGATCAGGTTGTTCCTGAACATAAGCGCTTGGTCTTTTTTGAACCCCAAACTGGTCAGTGCCTTGGGAATGGTTACCAGTTTTTGTGTTTCTTCGTCAACGTAAGACTCCCCACCGATGTAACGGCCCTGCCAACCTAACAGTCTTTTTTGATCGTAGACCGGGAAGATAACTCTTCGGGTACTGGGAGAGTATCTGAGATCGTACTTCTGGGCTATATCAAAAGGAACCCCACGGCCAAGTAAGTAGTCAACTGCCGGTTTGCTATACTCACTATTCAATGATATAATGTCAGCAGTGAAGCTGACCTCGGGAAGAATGACCTCGGTAGAGAGTACGATTTCGTCGTCTAGAAAGTCCTTGTCTGTCAGATGAAGATCAATGAAAACTCCCGGAACCTCTGAAACCTGTTCCCCATATAACCGAGAGCGTATTTCAGAAAACGAAAGATTTGTAAGTTCTGCCAGTGCGTATTCTGGTCTGCCTTGAAAGTTATCAATCTCTTTGCAATAGAAACAGACAAAGCGCCCATCGCCGCGTCTGATGTACAGCTTGTCCTTTTTCCTGCACTTCGGGCAGGTCATAATAAAAGAGCGGGTGCCAGTTTTGAATTTGACACCCGCTTCTTCCATTATTGCTACTACTTCTTTTTCCATTTTACGCCGATTGTTCTTCTACCAAGGTTTCGTTCACTTCAACCGAATCAGGACGCTTCCGGTGGTTGGTTAGCTCTCGCTTACGAACATCTGCAAGCACTCTTTGGCAAAGATCTGGATCTTGCTTTAGAGCAGCCAGCAAAGCCTTCTGGCCAGTCCACTTGTTTCCCTCAAACGTATAGCTCATTGAGGTAGGCTTTTCAATCGATTTCCGACCCACACCCAGAATAAGAGCTTCTTCGTGAGTATTGATAATACCGAAGTCGTAGTCCAGAGTGAACTCCCCAACACGGTTCTTCGGCCCTAGAGAAGAATTGACCATCTTGACTCTGACTTTATGCCCAGTACGTTCTGAGTTGTCCATGAAGTCCGTCATTTCTTCGTTTTCTAGCTTGTTCCCCTCAAGATTGGTTCGACCTTCTTTTGAGAGGTTGGGTTCAACCATCATGAAGTATTCGCAGAAGTGCTGAACACCGAAAGCAACCGCTGCTTTGGTTTTTTCGCCTCGCATCTGAGCCGCCATGTCCATCTGGGCACGCAACTGAGCCGTAATAATAAGGCTGATCTTGTATTTTCGAATGACAGGAAGAATGCGTTTCAGGCCTTTTTGATAAGTCATGGCTTCGTCACCGATTTGTTGGACTAGCACAGAGTCAGCGTTTAGGTTTCGAATGCCCTGAATACCAGACAGTGAGTCAATGATAATGAGCTTGATCGGAGCCCCTTCTTCGCATAGGGCAGCTACATCCTTTTCAATGTAGTCAAACACCTTATCTGGCTCGTTGGTCTGTTCGATTTTGTACCGGTCTATATCAATACCGAAGTTCTGTGCTGCCTCGTCCAAGTCGTTCATCTGGAAATGGTCTCGGAACTCAGTATCGAACTTGATAGCAATAGCCTCGGGATCTGCTTGGTGTAACTTACCTACGAAACTGTTACAAATTACGGTCTTGCCTGCCTTGGGAGGGCCATACAGTAGTAGAGTAGCTCCTCTTGGCAAACCCCAACCCTTACCGAATGTAAAGTTGAGCGACGGGCTATGGGTTTCAAGGACTTCGGCATGTACATTGTATCGATCTTTGATAGCGTTTTCAGATTTAAGGAGTTTGTCCATCCATTTGTTTTTACTCATATTTTGTGAATCCTCTTAGTATCTGGTTTTGCCAAAATAGCCTTGAGTGGGTGACGAATCTGGACCGGGAAGGCTCATTTTCGCATGGAAACTATCCCCAAGGATTTTCTTGACAGCGGTATATGACATTTCGATTGACTTCTTCTTGCCTTCTAGTAGGGTTTTGAATGAATGTAGTATCGTTTCGGTTTCTTGTGCAGATTGATAGTCGGGATCCAGATCAATAATTGCCTGTCTGGTGGTCTCGTTGGTCTGTAAGCCTCTCTCTTTCAGGATTGAGGGTACTTTATCCAGTACGATAACCGCCTTGATTTCTCTGGATTTACGACAGGCTGTCTCGTATTCGTACTCAACAGCCGACACCATCGAAACAAGCTCCGCATATGCTTGGTTGAAAACCGCCATCAACTCCGGAGCTTTACCCGGAGTGATGGACGCGATTTCTTCCGTTCTGTTTTCTGCAAAACGGATAGCCTTCATATCAAAAACCAGAGGTTCTGAATTAGGTAAACCTCTGGGGATTGACAGTTCGTCTTTACTTTGCATTGGCAAAGCTCTTTAGAAAGTCATCGGCACTGGCCGGGAGACTCGGAGAGGGTTGTACTGGTGCTGACTGGACCACCTGTTGAGTAACCTTGGGCTCCATCTGAGGAATCGCCATGGTGGGAGTGGTAGTGGCAGGAGTAGGTGAAGCCTCCCTCTTTCCTTGGGCAAATACCGCAGCGGCTACGTTCAGATCACCAGCGGAATCGACGAGGCTACGAATCTGGGCATAGGTGAGCTTCGTCGTACACTGAGTCAGGTCTACCAATGCGTCGATCTTCGCAGCGTCCTCTTCTACTAGAGGGGCTGACTTGATTACCTTAGCGCTCTTGCCGTCCGGTAAGGTTATAACCTCCAACATTACTTCAACGTCGGTATCGGCCTGACTACCCTTTAGACCGTTCTTGGTGAACTTGAAGAAAACGCCAGTTTCAGCGTCTAGGGCATGGATACCTTCCTCCTTGACCAAGCGCTTCATCTTTTCTTCTAGCTTCAGCTTGACTTTGTGACCAAGAAGAAGAACGTTCCACTCGCCCGACATGTTCTTGGCATAGCAATACCACTTATTGTCAAGGTTGTGTTCTTGGAGCCACTTCTGGAATGGCAATAGTGCATTTTTGATAGCATCAGCACTCCGGCCTTCTCCTTGCATCTTGACCCGCAAGGATTCCATCATGTTCTTCTGCTCTTCGATCTTCCGACACTCCGGACACTCTTGCTCAACCAGCTTGGTCTTGTAGTTGACCTTCTCGATGCACTCGAACGGTTTGGCACGAACCTTGTCTGGACTTCCATCCACTGCTACGCCGTAGCCGAAATGGATCTTGTGGAATGTTGCAAACAGGCCCTTTTCCAACAATGACCGTACTGGAGGTGCAATACGGTAAATGTTATCCTGTCCTTCCTTGATTTTGTAAAATGGCTTATACGTACTATTACTGCCGTTCTTGTTGCCGTCTAGGTTTACTTTTCCGAAATAACTCATAATATTTAGCTTCCTTTTAAGTATTTTTTGATATCGTTGAACATCTTTAGTGCTTCGCTATTGTATGATTCAGGTTCTTTTGCTACAGTGTGTTTAATGTACTTTGACCGAAACAGCGTTTTACCAAGCCAGTCCTGTTCGGTCTCAGGAACGTTCTTGACAAGAACAACGGTTACTTTGTCCTTGATTTTTTCAGCCAAAGCCGTTTTATGTACGGCTCCTTTCAGATACGACTGTTGTAGTTTCTTGCCATTGGCAAGCTCTACGATGCCTTTTACCACGGCATGGAGTTGGCTATCCGAATTAATTTCAACGTTATCCATGGCGGATAGGCTGATTTCAAACTCTTCGCCAGTCGCACGGCCATAGTCAGATAATTCTTTAACGATAGCGTTGTATTGCGCTGAAGCGAATAGATTGGCTATGCTCATTGTTTGTCGAGTTCGATCGGCTAGCAATCTGTAGCATTCTTCTCCATCTACAACCATTGCTCCTAGCTCTTTTGCGGCCTCGGAAAGGTTCTTCTGCTGATCGGCTGTACCAGACACAAACGCGAGAACGACCGTTTGATCGAAAGCTTTTAGGTATTTCGCCTCAAGCTCTGGCTGTGCTCGGATTGCGTCTTGTTGGCGCATGAGCCTTCCGGGTCTCGTTGTCAAATCTCCTAGAATTTCTGCTTCGATGGCCTTTTTGTTTTCTGAAAGTTCTTGTACAATACTTTTCAAGTCGCTCATTCTGATGATTCCTCTTTTGATTCTTCTGGAATTACTCCGTTAAATGCTGGCTGTAAGATTTTTGCAGACAGCAACTTTATAGGTTTATCAGGTTTTTGCAAAACTTTCAACAAAACAATTGAACCTTCTGCTGATTTAATGTTACAATCCCAATCGACTAGCTGTATACGAACCCCATCAACATCGTAGATTCTATCAATAGAAGTCTTCACTTCCCCGTCTTTTTTGAAAGTAAAGACTCTTTCTTCTACTACGAAAGCAAGAAAACAAGCTTCGTAGCCCTGAATGGGCATCAAGTGACCTTTAGTCTGTAGCATTTCCAGACCGTCACCACCCAATATTACCACAGGATTCGCTCTACCATACTTCTGTTCTTGGTACTCATAGACCACAGACATTGTTCCGGCGTAGTTCTTTAGCCTAGAGGTTATCTGGCTAGGGAACTTCTTTGCACAAATAGGCCTAATGTCCTTAACATAGGTTCCATTGATCTTCTTTTGTAACTGGAACTGGTCCAGTTCGTCGATCTTAAGGTATTCATCAGCTATCGACTTCTTAGTCTTCTTGGTTCCTAGAATTACCTGAGCAGACGTTTCGTATAGCTTAAGCTTGTCGTAGAGGGACAGATCTTCTGGGTTATTGAAAAGGCCGTCCATAGCGCCAGAGATAATAAGCGTAGTTGCTACTTTGCTATTGACAGCAGACAGTGCCTTTTTCTTTGATACAGTTTTTACAAGTTGCCCATTCTTTTCGGCAGTCTTGGTAACCATCGTTGCGTTTTTGTTTCTGTGCTCTTCAATCTTGTTGAGAAAGTCCGTAACGGAACTGTACGGAGCGCCTTGCTGGATCTGGTTGTGGGCCTTTTCTCCGATCCCGTGTAGCATTGATATAGGTGCTCGAATCTTGCCGTCCACAATATCAAAATTACTACCGCTATAACGGATATCCGGAGGTTGAACCAAATGATGGCAGTATTGCCAGAACTTTGTATCAATCTCGTTCTTATCTGCATTGCGAAGAATGGCGGTCCACCATTCAAGAGGATAATGGTGTTTTAGCCAAGCACAAGCATATGTAATATGGGAGTACCCAACGGCATGGCTTTTGCAGTTGTGCGCCACGCTGCCATTTTCCAGTATAAAGTTGTGGTTTTTAGGAACTGTAATGTCGTAAACTTCTCTTTTTCCTAGAGACTTTATTGACTTTATCTTGAGCGTCTTGAATGGACGCTTCTGGCCTTCTTCCGTAGAGGTCATATAGTTGCTTCTCCCATAACTGATGTTCTCCTTCCCAAAACACCGCGTAGGCATACCCCTCTCCGATCGCGATATCTTTCTTTGCTTTATCGTTTTTGATGTTTCTCTTTACCAACTCTACCATAGAACCAGTTTTGCTGGTAAGCTTATGCCAGAAATCGCCATGCATCTCTATCAGGCAGTTAAGCTTTGGACTAAAGATATCGAATGATTTGTTTCTTAGCTTAAATTCAATAGTGGCGTCGGGATCTAGTGTTTGTATCAATTCAAACAATACTCTGTGAGGAAACGTCACTCTCCATCTAGAAATCAGATTCGAGGCAGAGAACGCCGCTGCTCTTTTGCATTTATCGGAAGCCTTCTGTCCTATAGATATTCTACGGCCTCTCTTTTCTTTTAAAAGCCGGTCCAAAACGGTCATGTCGTAGTCTGCCGATCTCAAAAAAAGAGTCCTAAAATTGACTATATCATCTTCGTCTGAAAACAAGAACATAAAATTAGGAAACTGCCGATCTACTAGAGGCTTGAGGTCTTTAAAGCAAAGATCGTTGTACAAAAAATCTTCAGACATTAACGACAGAAACTCTGTAACTTGCTGTTTTGTATAAGGAAAGCTCTTGCTTAGCACAGAAGGATTGAGTGCCCCTCTTCTAGAGATGCCAAGCTTATCCGAGCCTTCCGGTGTCATTACTCCGATATTTCGTGGAGAGACAAACGACCAGTCTTCTATCGTTGTTTGTCTCCGCATAACAGAAATCCACCAGTCGGTGTCTCTTTTTGCGGAGACCCCCTCCGATCTTTTCCACGCCCATTCATGGTCGGTTTTTGTAGCAAACAACTCTTTCAGCTCTGCTTTTCTCTCTGGGCCGAGAGTGCATTTAGGGCTTTGGGTGTGTATTTTTGCTGTGTTGCTGCTTATTTCTTTCCCGCAGTCGCAAGTGATTCTTCTTGGCATTGAATAAAGACCTCCGTGTCTTTATTCAAGATTAGGTCTTTTAGTGTAACCCACTCGCCTTGATATAAGAATTTATGATCTTCGGTAGCCTTGATCGTAGATCCGTCTTCCAGTTCAATCTCAAACACTTCTTTGATTCCGCTAGAAAACTTGGCAGAAGGAATGATATATTCTGTCTGGTTTGTCTCCATATCCAGACTCAAGACTGATATTTCTCCTTTCGACTTGACCAAATCCTCCATTCTCATAGGACCGACGTTTGTCACTATCTTTTGGTCTCCGTCGATACAAAAACCGTAATTTGCAAACGTCACCATCATCTCCCACAAACGCTCTGCTGTCTGCTGGCCCAGCTTTGGAATGGCTCCGTTCATAAAGACAGAACGATCTGCCAGAACTTTGGCCAACTGTTTCTTCGAAGTATGAACCCGAAAGTTATCCGCCTCGGCCCCTGTGGTGTTGCCCAATAGCCTAAACACCTTCGTTAATTGTTCCTGAAACACCAGCACCCCATAGGTTTCCGGCAATAGCTCATCCAGAATGGCTACACGACCAATACCCGCCTCGCCAGCCGCTCGCCTAGCGTATTCGACGAGCATGTTGTGTTTTACGCCATTTTCTTCAACATAAGCGTCTAGAGGGCCGGGTCGATCCAGAGCAACGAAAGCTGCCAGACCGGTTATGTCCTTGATTGGCGGCTTACCTCCAACAGGTCGGAAGGATTGTAATCCTGTCCTTGCGGCTGAAGCGTCTAGTTGGAAAACTGTTTCAACTTTACCCTCACAAATGTCTTTATAAACTTCCGGGTCCTCTGGCAAATCGTAAATATTGAGCTTTTCGCCAGTTACTGGATCCGATACCAGCATGATCGACGGGAGCTTGCTGGTGCTGGGAAGGCCGGGATTGGTTTTTCGTATGATTTTGATACACTCTTCAATGTCTTTGATACTATTAACGACCAAGAAGTCCATCTTCAAGCCACCAGCAGACTCAATTGCATTGGCCGTAAACTGAGTAACTCTAACACCGCCAACAGTTACGATAGGTACGAAACTATCTACTGGAGTTGGGCTAATGATATAAGCGCATGGGTGTCTGCTGGCCTGTCTGGCCAGACCTAAAGACTTTTGTACAATGTTCCATTCTTCTGGGTAGTCTTTGATATATTGCTTGAGCGTGGGATTGGTCTCTGCTAAGCCGGGGACCCAAGTGCCTTCGTCGTGATACCCAAAAACCACATCGTGTTCGTCAACTCCCTGAGGCGAAGTAGGAAATTGCTTACAGATCTTTTCAATCTCTGGATAGACAGTGCCATGCAACGCTCTGTGTGTGTCTTTGATTGCAGACTTTAGCTTAAGCTTGGTGTCTACAGAAAGCTGGCTCACGCAGTCACCGAAACGCTTCTTCAGCCACCCCGTCTGGACTGTCTTCTTCTCTACCTTAATTATTTTCACTGTAGTCAGAACCTTCCGTGTATTTGCCGACAGGTACCTGAACCACAGTACCGTCTTCTAGCGTTAGCATTTCGACCTCAATTTCACTCACCAGCAGGTCTCTGCTGGAAAGATCTAGGTCGATATCGGGCAGTTTACCACCTTGAATACGATCTGGGGTTATAAAACGGTCAAGAGATAGTTCATAGCGGAGAGGATCGATATGTGTAATGCCTAATAGATAGGCTAGTAGAACCCCACCAGCAGAACCTCTGACAGGCCCGGTCAGTCTGTCGTTGGCATGGTAAAGGCTGACGATCTCTTCGTCAGGCATGAAGTACGACAGAAGATCTACTACACCGTTTTTGTGCAAAAGGTTGATTTCTTGCCAAAGCCGCTCCACCATGGCCTTGTTGTTCCAATCCATTCGACCATGTTTTTCTATCAAAGAGATAGTATGGGCTAGGGTATCTGCTGGGTAGTGGGTGTCTGGAAGTGCTCTTCGTGGAGTAAACACGAAACTATCAAAACGCTTGGCCCAAGCCAGATTGTTTTCTATCCACCCTTCATACTTAGCCTCAGAAATGCCCATTTCGGACTTGAAGTATTGATATGCCTGTTCTGAGGTCATTCTGGCGTAAACATTGGAGAACCGCCAAGAACCGCCAAGCTGTGCTAGGCGCATATCTTGCACTACTTTGTCGTCGGCTGAAGCTAGGTGGCTGTCGTCACTGATAAGCACAGGATCGCCAAACTCTTCCGCTAGCGCAACTACGAACTCGTTTACAGACTTCTGAACGTCACCGTTGGGAGCAAAAGACGTACACTCGTTCTTCAGAAATCCTTCGGTAAGCTTGACTGTTTGGATCTGTATCGGGGCCTCCAAAAGAGTCCACTTGCGATTGTTCATTACCTCTAAGATTGAAGTGTGCCCTTTCTGGCTCTTGGCCAAATCTTCCGCCTTTACTGTTCCTGAGTTCGTCTTGAGAGACTTCCATGTCGGATAAGAGGTTTCTACGTTGTACGTATCGGTAACTACCACGGCAGACTTCCAATACGAATCGCACTTGTGAGGGAAAACCTCTACATAAAAATTGCCCGGCTTAAAAATAGAACGGACGCGCTGATAGTAGGTCCTAGCCATGGCCGGATCGTTATTCAGCACCAAGTGCCGACCAACCATACCGATAAGGCACCCAGAAGTGCCTGTAATGTTAAACTGACCTAGTGTCTCTAGCGTTTTCCAGTCAAAAATAGGCTTCCTTTCGGAGCCATGAGATTCTGCTGTTTTGTCGGCATCGGACATCGCTTTTACTAGGGCAAAAAAGGCTTGCTCGTCTAGGCAATGCAAAGTCATATGACAATACTTGAAAACGTTTGTGAACTTTCCCGTTTTGATATCCTGAGTATGTCCAGCTTCTAGCAAATGTGGACAGTTATCGTCCCGAAAATAGCATTCCACGCCCAGAATAGGCTTGAGTTTGTCTTTGAACTTTTTGTTAGATTTGCACAGGTCGTAAATGTCTCTAGTAGCTCCCAGAGACCCGTGATCTGTAACGGTGATATAGCCAGTGCCGAGTTGAATTTCTTTTTCGGCAAAGGCTTCTGGCGTCGAACCAGTATCTATTGATTTAGGGTGGCAGTGAGGTGTTGGAAAATTTTTCAATCAATCTCCACTTTCATTTCCTTTCTGATTTTCAGAATGGCTTTTTGAAATATATCTTCAACCTCCTCTTCTGTCAATAGGAGGACCTGAGATATGAGTTTTGTGCTGGCACCGTCTGGATATCGCTCTAGCAGCTTTTTTACTGAATTATCAAATCTTTTGCTATAGATGAAGTCGTCTTCTGCTTCAATCCTTTTCTTTGTTTCGTCTAAACTCATGAGAGATCACTTTGCCTGTTGAATTCAGGGCTAATTCCAAAATCGATATATCGTTTTCCGTCTTTGACACTTCAAGAACGGTCTGCTTTAGGTTTCGGTTAACCAAAACCACTTCTTTTTTTAGGTTTTCCACAAGTTCTTTTGTTGCTCTGATCTCTTCTACGATTTTTGAGTATTCTTGGAATTTTACTACTTTGGCTTTGGAGGCAATGTATTTCTTATTTTTACTAAGTTCTTCTAGACGTTCTTTACAGGCAAGGTCTTGTTGGATAAGTTTGGTCAAAAGCTGGGCCAAACGCTCAGCTTTTGTTTTGCAAATCTTGAGATACTCTTTCTTTGAAAAGACCTCAAGTTCTTGTTCGTTCATTAGTTTATCAGTAGATTTTTGCGCTTGGTCTTGTTTGTTAGTGTGTATCTTGATCTCGACCAGCCTCCACAGTCCTTGCACTGGAATCTATGATATTCTCCGGATTGTGTCAAAGCTTTTCCGCGCTTCTGTACGTGCTTGGAGCCGCATTTAGGACACTGCATTTCATCCATTTGGGAATACATGGCAACGTTCGGGTGTCCTTCTACCCACGGACGGAACTTAAGATAGAGCTGTTCGGTAGCTACCGTATCGGCCACATTATAGGCTTTCATCTCAGCCCAAGCTTTGGGGTTGTCTTTTAGACACTCAGCCCAGAGTTCGAAGCCGGGGAACAGCTTGTGATCTTGCTTCTTTGTTTCTGTGAGATGCGTGCTCAGCCAAGCGAGCTTGTTGCTAGTAAAGTCAAAGTGACGCTTTGCTACTAGCATGGTGTCGACAATTTTGATAGGGCTGTAAGGCTTGAAACCATTCAAAATCAGTCTGGCATTGATCTTCTTAACGTCAAATGCCTGTCCGTTCTGGGCAACTACGATATCGGCTTCGTTTAGCAGTTCCCATAGTCCCTTCAGGAGAGCGTAGTCGTCTCTTACTTTACTCTTACCACGCCCTCCTGTAGATTGATAAATCACTTTGCTATCGCCTAACCACTTTGCGCAATAGCTTAAAATGGTCCATTCTGTTACAATCTGTTCCAACCCAATGTTTTGTTGCCAAAGCCCCCAATGATACGATTCGATGGGAGCAGTCTCGATGTCTAGTGTTAGTATCTTTGGGGACATTATTGGTTATTCCTTTTTAGCTTTGGGCAACAGCAGCGGCGGGGACTTCGGTTGAGGGCTCTACCATTTCGTAGATTTCCATTACCTTGAATTTACCAGAAGAACCGCCCTTGCCGTCTGGGATATCCAGATCAGTATCGGCACCCTTGTTCAGTACAACTTCCTGAAAAAGCGGCGAAAGCTGTTCAAACATAAGCTGTACTCTTCCCGGAGGTAGTGGCTGGCCGTCCAACCCATACTCTATACCAACGATCAGGGACTTGGGAGTAACCTTTTCCGTAGCCTTGATAGTACCAGACTTAAGGCCTGCTTCTACTTGGTTCTTGGCCGCTTCTGCCTGCTTTTGTAGGTCTTCTGCATCTTGATCCTTCATGGCCTTTTCAACCGCTTCCTTGCCAAGGATACGGATTACCCCATTCAGCGCCGAAATCAAAGGATGGAATCGTCGGTCCAGCGAATCGTTGATGCTATGAAGCAGTCGCGGGGTCTGTTTTTCTAGCTGCTCAACTCTATCGATAATAGTCATCTTGTTACTCATTGTTATCTCCTCTACTGCTTGCGCCTAGTTGTTGTGCTACTGCGGTACTGGTTGAATCTGACATTTGTACTGATTTCTGTGCTTGTTGTTCCAAGAACATTTGCATCTGATTGCCGGTCGGCAGTGGCATTGGTTTGATACCCTGCGCCACACTTACCGGAGTTACGTCTCGCATAATTGGTTCAATTTTCCCGGTCTTCGTATCTTTTTCCCACATCAACTCGCCACTACCATTCTTGCTTTGTACAAAAATACGATTATTAACTACTTTGAGTGTGGGATCGTCCTTGTACTTGTTGGGAATTTTGATATTATTCATTGTCTTTGGCGTCTTGCTCGTGGAATCTTTTTTAGGGGCCTCTATCGTTTTCTTAAGTGCGGGCTTTGGCTTGGCGGGTTGAACCTTCAGCTTCGGTTCCGTTCTCTCGACTCTCGATTCCAATAATACAGGTTTTTTGCTGACTTTACCAACAATCGCCTTGACAACCTGCACCCCTTCAGTACCAATAGAAGAAAGTTCCTTCAGCGTTTCGACTTCTTCGGCACTGAATAGATCTGACGTTTGTTGCTTAATACCTAGGAGAACGCCCAATCTCGATTTGATAAAGCCACGTACCTCTTCCTCGACCTTCAAGGAAGCCTCTGTGGGCTCCTGAAACAAGGAGTCGTTCAGCAATAGGCGGTAGTATTGGGCTACCTCTAAGCGCTTTTCAACCTCTGACATTTGATCTGCAAAGTCGTCGGTTTGCGCTTGTACGGGCGTTCGTTCTTCCGTAGGCGGCTCTTCTTGTTGCTTCAAAATGCTTTCTAGCTCGAAATCGAATGTCATTTATGTTATACCCCGCAACTACCGCCTTTCGTTAGGTCGCAAATATCTGCCTGTTCAACAAAGATTTCTCCAACATGCTTAATTGCGGTTGAATACTTCACAGGAGTCAAAGGTTGACCACCACGCGCACCGTCAGGATAACACGTAATGCCTCTTAGTTCTGGTAAATATTTCATAAGCATGACACCGAAGTCCTGAACTTTGCTGTCATTATTGAGTTCCGATCCCCAGCTTGGTAGATTGATAGTGCTGCTGATAGCATGATCGACATATTTTTGTAGCCAGTGCTGGAACTCGACCCTGCGTTCCACATTCTCTGCCAAGCTATAAGCATCTTCAATGAGTTCTGGAGAAACTCCGCTTTCGATTAGACGCTGAGCACACGGATCGATAACATACTGGTAATTCACGACCGTGCCCTTGAGATATCTACGCTTGTATGCAACACAGAAAATAGGTTCGATTCCCGTAGTTGTCTCTGCGACAATTCCGATAGTGCCGGTCGGGGCGATTGCTCTGGTTTTTACAGGAGCGCTAAGTTCTAGCTTTTTCGCCGCTTCTTTGGCGAACTCGGTACTCTTTGCATAGACCTTTAGGTATTCTTCTAGTTCGGTGTCTGGGCCATACTTCTTACCACGCTTGAGCAACCACTCGTGTAGGCCCATCAATCCTAGGCCTAATCGACGATTCTTTGTCCGGACCTGATCGATCTTGGGAAACGGAACGTCTGAATATACGGTTCCCGCCAGCAGAAAAGAAGTGGCAAGCTTGACAACTCGCTCCATTTCTTCGATTGAATCAATATTGGCCATATTGATGGAGCCAAGATTGCAGATATCGCTATCGTCTCGTGAGGTAATCTCGCAGCAGTTTGAGATAATTACGCCTTCTGCCATGAAACTGTGTTCTTCAACACCTACGTCGCAACAATAGACGTCTTGTCTATCAAAAGAATCTACTGATATAACTTTTACCGTCGAATCTCTGTACGCCACGTGGGCCTCTGGCTTGAGTCTCACAGTTGGAATGATATCGCGGAAGCGAGTTACACAGTCTCCCGAAACGGCCAATAGCCATCCTTCTTTTTGGCCAAAAGTGGAGATCCCGCCTTTGCCAATGGACGACCTGATTCCCAAAAACTCCAAGGCCCGACGAGCACCTTCTAAGAACTCAAAATGAACCGAAGATAGACGTACCCTGTGTTGTTTCTTATCGTAAGAACCGTCTGAGTCAAAAAGACCGGCAAGAAAAGAGCTAATATAAGAGGGATCAGAAGTTAGTATTGGGAAATCAATCTTATTTCTGCCGCGAAGAACGTCCCCTTTCAAGTACATTCTTGTGTATCCTCTGCTGTCAGTTTCGGTTACTGACTTAATAAGCTCACTTCCGCTCATTGCTTTCGCACAAGCCTTAGATTCGTTAGTGCAAAAAGTTATCTCTGCTCTGTTGTCGTATTTCTTAGTAAAGGAACCGTCGCCGTAAGTATACCCAAGAACGTAGCCTTCTGTATGGAATTGGGTTTTGGATGTATTTTCGGGAAGTACAGAGTGCAAGATAGAGCCCTCTTCGAGCTTACAGGCCGGAACCCTATTAATATTTACCAATCGGCTTCGATTCCCGAGCCCTTCCCACTCTTCTACGAGAAATTCATGTTCTGGGTCTGCAATAATGGTTCGTCCACCAGACATAGTGACTCTTACAGTAGGAACATTTTCCTTGGTCTTTTTGAAGACCGTAGACGCCCACTGTTTCCCCGTCCAAACGACAACAGGTTCTTCGATCATAGAACCTACTTGTCGATATCCAGTATTAGTCATCACCCAAGTATCCGCAGATATCGGTGCGTTTCGTAAATTTTCGCCTTTATTAACACCCACATCGACCGAAAACCCCGGCTCAGCGGTCTTGAGCATCTGTTTTACGGTAGCCCAGTACACGTTTTGGGCTAGAGAGTGGTTGGCGTGCTTCGAGTTCTTGAATGCCTCAAAGAACTCGTCGTCAAGAATAACGGAAATATTGGTCCCGTCCATGGTTGCCGGAAAGTTATAATCAGCCTCTTTCATTGCGCGAACATTGGCCGACCAGTCTTTCATTTGGATAAACTTGAATACGTCAGGGTGACTCCAATGAAGACCTGCCCAGATCGCAGATCGACGGCTTCCTCCTTGCATAATGCCACGACCGGCTTCGTTGACCATCTGCATAAGCGCCAGAGGCCCTGTCGATGTTCCACCGGTTTTCCGGATTAGCTTACCTTCAGCCCGAACATCTGAATAAACGACACCAATTCCGGCTCCGGTCATAAGAGCCGTAGTTGCCTTAGCCATGAGATCTGCCCACCCCTCACGACTATCTTCGGCACGGAATAGTGCGCAGTTCTGGGTTTGGTGGTATTGATTACCTGCGGAGGCTAGATAACGACCACCGGGCATGAATTTCTTAGACTCAATGATGCTAGCAATGTCATTGACAAGTTTCTGGCTTGCATTGGTAGCCTTCATAACTTTGCGTGCAACTCTTTTTGAGATCTCAGGCCAAGACTCCTTCTGGCCATCTGGCTTGGTATGAGAATACTTCTGCTCCATAATGGTTTTTGCGAATGCACCTTGCTTACTATCACTCATCTCGTTTACCTTTCTGAAAAATATCGCTGTTAGTCAGCGTCTTGACGCCCAACAAATAGGCTTGACCTAAACAAATACTGTCTGCTATATCATTGTTGCCCTTGATCAACTTCAAGCCAAACTTGGCATTACAATAGGCAACTGAAATTGACTTCTTATCTATCTTACCATGGATACACTTGTTTTTCAGTTCTTCCTTAAAGACCCGAATTTCTTCTTTAAGAGCCAACTTAGTTTTCTTGTCCTTCGTTTTATCAAACAACTGTTGCAACTCTTTAAGTTTTTTGATATAAGGTTTAGCCAACTTCTTGGTTTCTGCTACACTTAGGTTAAGTTTCTTTCGCCAATCTGAAGTGTTGATATATAACACGGTTTTGCCAGAGAGCCCGTCTAAAACGTAGGTATGGATCTGTTCCAGACACTTTTGGCTATGTCTAGACCCAAACCTACCCGGTTTGTTGGTCTCTTCAATGACAATTACATCTGGATTGAGTTCCAGAGTTTTCTCGACGACCTGTAAAGCAATGTTTTTTGATAGTGTTTTTAACGACCAAGGATAGTCGCCATACGACTCAAGCGTACCTACTAGGGTACGCTCTATCAGTCCAAAGCCTGTTAGCGACTTATCTACGAACAGACTCCAGCCCGTTTTCGTAGATAAGTCAAGCGATACAACTCTCATGCCAATCGTATACCACGTTTGCGAGCAATCGCTTCGATAATTTCGACATTCCGCATGATTTTGCCCATCTGAAATGCTGCCTTATTACGATTGACGGCACCGGATGCTGCCATATTGGCATTGTTAAACATCAGATCTCTCCAGCCTTTGTATTCGGTCCGGAGAGCTTCGTTAGAGAGGTCTTTGAAGAGTGGGGTCGTTTTGTTTGAGTTCATACAGAACCTTATATCAAACTATACCCAGCTATGTCAACTCTCAATCAACAAACCTTAATATAGAGTCTTGGCTCCGGAACTAGGAACACCGGTAGGCATAGGTCCGGGCCGGAAACTAGTGTGATTTTTCGGAACTGACGATATATCAATTCTTGAGTTCCTTTTCGGTTCTTTTCCACGACCAGTTTCTGGCTGTGGAAAAGTTTGGATCTTTTTTCTTCGAATCTGTGTGATGAATGTCCAAAGAACATGAATATTCACTATACCCACAAGAAACGCACCGACCTCCAAGACTCTCGACCATTCTCTTTCTGTTTTCTAAGCCTTTTTCTTTGACGTATTCATTATGACACCTTCCACAGATGTCCATGTGGCCATAGAAATTCTTCGGGTTTTCTTCCCCACATGGACATCTGTATTCAACTATCTTCTTTGTCTTCAACCCAAATTTTTGGACCCAGTAGCGGACGTTGCTGCATGAACATCCGGTCTTGATCGCTATCTGTCTGATAGACAGGCCATCTTTTACTAGAGACTCAAGATCTTTATATTCCATACAGATTTATTATCACTACCAAGCTGAACTAATACCAGTAAAGTAGCGGGTGCTTGATTCGAACAAGCGTCTTTGGGGCACAATGAGCCCAACAAGGAACCACTCCTCTAACCCGCTAATAACCCCTTGGGGGGAATTGCAATTCCCTCCAAGGAATGCAGTTGCGTGTTACGCAGTCTTGCCACGAGACTCAAGCAATGCGTGACAATACTTGATCTTCAGCTTGTTGGCTTTTGAAGCCTCTCGGTACTGCGCACCGGCCTCTTTGTATTCAAGCTTCTTGGCTTCCAAGTCTTGATCAGCCTTCTTAGCTTCAAGGTTTTCGTGCTCGTTGAGGGCTACCTCCGATACCTTCTTCTTGACATCTTCGTCAGCCATCGCGGCTACTGAATCCTTGAAATCACTGTCGAGATCGTCAAACGTTGCTTTTGCTTTGCGGCCCATAGTTATTTTCCTCTTATTTTAGATTGCTACGATTGTGGTACTGCCGTCATTCTCTTTCACTACTTGTATCACATTACTAAACATTTCTACGAATTCAGATCCGTGGTCGACAACGAGAACCAGCTTATTATGTGCGAACTGGCTCAGTAAGTCAAGTGTACTTTCTTTGCTCGCTCCTTGCCCATCAAATGCTTCGTCAATTGCTAGCCAGCCGGTTTTGATACCGGCACGCCTTTGTACCACGGTTATGATACTTAGGTCAACTGCTAGTTCCAAAGAACTAAGCATACCTCCACTAAGCGACGACAACTTGCTCTTACAGCCGTCTATTGTCACAAACGGCACAATCGCTTTTTTCGGTTCACCCTTGACTGTGTTTTTTTCTATATCAAAACCCAAAGTAACCTTTTCTACGTTGGGAATGTTAGCAAGCATTTTGTTAGTTTCTACAGCAATTTCTTCCAAAACCTCAGCGACGATAGTTCCCATGAACCCCAACCGTCCTACAAGGCGAACAAAATCCAGTTCTAGGTTCATTTTCTTCGTCAAAGACTCTTTTATCTGTTTCTGTTGATCTATTGCCTGTCGGATACTCTCGTTCTGTTCATATATCTGTGCTTGGAGCTGAAGAATAGATAGCTTTGATAAAAGCTGCCCAAACTCCTCATTGGGTGCAAACTTAGAGCCAATAACCTTAGCTCTGTCAGCCGATAGAAGCGCTAATTGCTTGTCACATTCGGCAGTTTGCTCAAGAAGGGCCTTTTGTTTTTCAGCAGTTTTGCTTGCGATTAGCTCCCGGAACTGCTCGATTCGACTGTCGGCAGTGAAAGTATCAATAACAATAGAGTTGGTCTCTGACAGATCGGCATTCGCCCGAATGATTTCATTTTCAAGCTTGGCGATGTTGCTAACGTTGGTGTCTAGTTTCTGCTGGGCTTCTGCCGAACTGATAGCCTGATTACAAGCATTACAGGCCATTCTCCGAAATGCTTCGTTTTGTCTTTCAAGAATGGCGACTTCTTTAGTTTTGTTATTGATAGTGTTTGTGAGTTCTGATACTTTTCTGTTTTTACTCAGTGCCTGAAGGTTGAGTTCTTTCGCCCTTTTTTCATCCGAGACAACCAGTTCCTGCAAAAACCCTTTAGCCTTTGAAATGGTTGTATCAAAAGCTTCGTCAAGTTGTTTGCCGATCTGAGCTTTTATCGTTTTGATAGCAAGCATACTGCTGTCAATCTCTGCTACCTTTTTCTGGATCTCTTTTTCCCAGTTCTGCTTAGACGAAATATCTTCCTGAGTTAGTCGATGAAGCTCCAACTTCATGGATTCTATAGAATCCAGATCCTCTGGCTTTAGGACTGGATGAAGTTTCGGGGTTTCAATTTCTATGATCTTCTTCGCTACGGCAATCTGCTGTCCATAGTCCTTGATAAAGCCCTGAGAAAGCTCCACTGCCGTCTCAATCTTCGATAGCCCCAGAAGCTCGCCAAGAAATTCTAGCTTTTCAATGTTGTTTTTGCTTAAAAACAAACCATTAGTCCGCTGGGGTCTGAACAAAACAGAGCCAAGAACTTCTGGGCTGATCTTGAGCAATTCTTGAATTTTAGCGGCAATGGCCTTTGCTCCTGTTATCTGGGTGTGGCCTAATGCTATGTAATTAGCCTTACCGCGAGCGATTTTGACAATGAGATCTGATTCTGAGTCGTTCAATTCAAGGACGACTTGCATTGGCTCTTCTGTCAGGTAGCTCTGAAGGTCTTCCTTGGTATATTCTCCGGAATACCCCAAAGCAAAAGCAATGCCACATAGCACATTGGACTTGCCAGCACCAGACAGTCCCTTCAAAAGGACCAACCCAGATGCCGGAAACTCGATTTCAGCATCGACAAACGACCTGAAGTTTTTCAAAGAAAGCTTACTTAGACGTAGCAATTTACACAACTCCCGGATCTTTCTTTTGTTCAGATCTTTGTTTAATGATATCGTTTATATTGGCCAATCTTTCTACTTTACGTGACATAGCACCGTTGTCAAGAACTTCTTTGATATCGGAAGTAGCTGCTTTGAGATCTCGTTCCATGGCTATACCACACGAACAGGTCAGAACTCCTTGCTCTGCTCTTAGTTTCTTTTTTATTGTGCCGCAGCTTGGGCATTTGAAGATGAAAAGAGCCATGGTTATTCTTGGTTCAAATCTTGCATGAATCTGTTGTGCTCTCTAGTTTCCATATTTTCGAATTCACCATCTCTCTGAAAAACAATGGTGCCGCCTGTAGTGCCAATCTGGCTGGCAATTGAAATTGAGTTCCTGAGGGCTTCCAAAACGGCAGGGGTTGAGTCTAGCAAGCCGCTTTGGTAAGCATCAACGATTTTAGATTCCAGTAGATCGTAGATATTGTCAGAGCCTGAATTGATTTGGGTGGTTAGTTGGTTTGTTATATCAATAAGCTCGTCAGAAGTGTACCCTGCGTTCAAGTACAACCGCTCTACGGGACCGAACAGTGCAGGAGCAACAACATTGACAAGGATATCGTCTCCTGACTTCTTGCAAATATCAATAAGCTTAAGCAAGGTCCAGCCACCAGCGGGTAATACGCCGTGATTGATCGCACCGCGAACAGCACAAATCGCGTCTTCTGCCCGATCTCTCTTCTCGCGAAGTTCGCCAGAACTTGAGCCAATTACTTTAAGCTTGGCAATACCTCCTGTAAGTTTGCCGATTCGCTCACGCAACAGGCTCTTTTCGAGATCTGAAACAGCAATAGACTTTAGTTGCTCATTCACGTCTTCTGCGCGCTGTATGACTCTCGCTTCAGTCTCGTCGTCCATATCAATAATAATGTTACTGCGGAATCTAGTTGATTCAAAGTGCTTTGCTGAACCCAAATCCATAGCCGATGCTTGATCTAGCGGGCTGTTGAGTGGATCCAGAACTTTAGAGCCAGTAAGAGCCGAAAGATCCATCAAAAAGTCCAACTGTCCCGTTTTGATTGGAGACATTGGAACTAGCAAAGGATATACGGCTAGGTTGTGATTGGGAGCAGCAAAGTTGATTGCTAACTGACCAAGGACCACTTCAGAGAACCCGGTAGCAGCTACAACCACATTTGGTACTTTACCTTTCGATGCTTCAATGATCTTTTCGAATATCGGAGCCAACAAGCCAACGTCCTGAACCCTTCCGTAATACAATACAAAAACCGGGTTCTCAAGCTGAGCTGACTGCGTTTTGGGATCGTTCAAAAACTTGGAATAGAACGGACCACAGCTATCTTCAAAGCCGATTCCAACGCCATAACCGTCTAGCCGCTCTACTTCGTACTTGCTGGGACCAGAGAACTCCAGAATGGTAACGTTGCCGTCGTCGCCTACAAGTTCAAAACACTCCAAAACAGCATCTGCAAGTGCTTCGTCACCATTAGCAGAGACTTTTGCTACAGCACGCAGGTATTTTTTGCCTGAATCATCGAATTTAACCAGCTTCCGCCAGTTTTTGATATTCGGCTCAAGGGTTTCCTTGAAAGCCTTCTCCAGAGACCTGACAACTCGCTGAGGGCTTACCTTCGGATTAGTCCTGCAATACTGAAATACAGCTTTGGCGAAAGAGTGTGCAAGAATCGTGGACGTAGTGGTGTTGTGGGTTAGCACAAACCCGTCAGTGACGTATAGACTGTCTGGATTGCTGACTTTAATACAGCGCATTTCTGTAAAAACACCGGTAACCTCAATCTTTTCAATCTTATCTACCCCGCCAGAGAGCCGGGGCGTTGCGTATTGCCGTCCCGAACTCATGCCCAAAGCAAGGTTTTTTGTTGTTAAGGTATAAGTGACTCCTTCTGAATCGACGGTTGTCCATAGATGATCTTCGCAGCACTCTACGATTCTTTGTTCAGAAAAATAGACTTTACAAATCTCTTTTTGCCCTTTCGGAAAAACGCCAAGAACGGTCTGGATCGAGCCGTTAGTGCCGCAAACTTCCATACCCGGTACAACCTCACCCATGGTAACAAACCCGGTAGGGGTCAGTACCTTGCTCCAAAGAGGTTGAGGACCGTCACCAGCCTCAGACGCAGTACGAACAGCAGCGTCTCTGACAGATTCGGCAATGGTCTGTGCTGTTGAGTCCTGAAAACCGATGTTCTGAAAAACGGTAACGCCGTCCTTGGTAACCATAGGAGGCATGTTTTCTTGTTTTTCAATCAAAACAGAATTGCCACCCGGTCCAAGGGTAGATCCGACGAGATCTGCGCACGTACCCAAAGTATCCATAATCAGCTTTTCAAGCTGCGGACCTTTTGTATACATAGTTTTTGCAACAGACTTCATTTTTTTGAATTGCATAGATGTATCCTTCTCACTTTGATAAAATTGCCATTAGTTACCATGAACCGGTAAGAACACTCTAGTCTACCAGATTCCTTCATTTTTTTGATTGTGTACTTAATCATTGATAAAGACCCCTGAGTCTTTTCAGCCAGTTGCTCGTTTGTCAGTTCATTATCAATCTTAAGAAGCTCCTCGATTGGCTCAACGAGCGACTTCCAACGACCAACAACACTTTCTCTCTTTGTGAAGATGGTGCCAGCAGCGGCGGCTCGCATATCGCTAGCCTTGAACCGAGCTAGTTCGATCGATTCGAAAGGTATATACTCAATATCGGGACCCAGACCTTGCTCCTTAAGCTCTAGCAAGAATCTGTTCTTTTTCGAAAGCTTCATTCTGGAAGGAGACTTCCAAAAGTGCCTAAGGTAGTTCAGACGTTTCGATACACCGATAGACACAACCTCTTTTGTAAGAGGATGTTTCATAACATAAACATAACATTGTGGTTTACTCATGTTTTCCTATATAGCACAGACCCGCACAAAACTGCTTCAGATTTGACCCTTCTGTGTTCGTTTCGCTAACTTGCCAACGATTGCTTTGCTAATCCAACACGAAGAAATCAACTACTTTCCTCGTCACTTAACGTCAATCTCGGCTTCACTTTTTGACCGATTGCTTCGCTACTTTTATAACGATCTGTGGAAATTTTCCACACTCGTAGTTTTTTATAGCAAAAAACCCTTGAAATTCTATATCAATAGGTACTTTTTGAATTGATTCGCTACTTTTATGACGATCCGATAGACACAAGTATGATCGTTTACCTACTGTTGCATGATCCTTGTGTATAGTATTGCTTAGTATAGGGCTTTCGATAGAAAGCAACTGTTTGCATTGATATCATATATGACAGACGGTTACAAAGGGATTTTGATAAACAGCGAAAAGAACTCTGTTTGCGTCCCGCGATTGAAGCCCGCAAACATTGGCTGGCGCTAAACAATTAGCTTGCAGTTTCTCACAAACAATGCTAATAGAGTGCTTTCGATCTCTGTTCGCTACCGCGAACCTTACTAAAAGGAACATTATTAATGATAGTATCTTTTCTTGGTTCTCCTAAGTCTGGAAAGACAACAACAGCAGCAATGCTGTTTGCTCAGCTAAAGACCGCAGGGTTTAACTGCGAGTTCATTACAGAACAAGCTAGGTTTTACATTGCCAGCAAACGTATTCAAGAACGTGGTGGACCGGTTACTTTGTCTGATGAAGATCAGATTGCTATAGCTACTAAGCAGCTAGAAATTGAAAACCTCATGCTGAAGGCATGTAGCAAAGAGACTGTGATTGTAACTGACAGTTCACCCTTTAACGCTTTGCTATATCTATACGATCACAAACTGTTTGAAAAGCTTCAGCCAGAGATTCTCAAGAGATCCACGGTTTACTTCTATGCACAGCCGGTTAGCTGGTTAAACGAGCTTCAAGACAACAACAGGGTACACAGTAAAGAAGAATCAATGGTTATCGACGGTTTGATTCCTAAAGTATTGTTTCCCATTGTTGGCAAAACCCATACCCTAGTAGGTATTCCTGAAGAGAGAAGCAAGCTGGCATATCAAACCGTCCTTCACTACCTAACAGGTATGGAATTCCAATACAATGATAACAATCGTTAACCCTACAGAATGCGAATTAGAGTTTGTTTCGGATCACCAACTGTCTGAGACCAGACGATTGCTCACCTATACCGACAAACAAGCTGTAACAGAGCTACAGAGGTTTAAGAAAGCTTATTGGTATGTATCAAAGCACGGTCAGGAGGCTTTCGATGATGAAAAACGAAGACTAGAAGGCTTGACTAAAAAGTGTTTGCTGTTTCAACGAGAAAATGGCAGCTATTGGACATATTCTGGTCTAGCTTCAACGATCTCCAAGAAAACAGGGCTAGCCATACAAAACAAGGTAAACTACCCAGAAGCCCGTTTAATCCCTTATGCAAAGCCTCTTCCGTTTGAATTGCACTACTATCAAAAGGACGGCACTGAAGCTTTGCTTGCAGCTAACCATGCTGGAGTAGAATTTGGAACAGGTCTCGGTAAATCACCGATGATTCTCTCTGTTGCAAAGCGTTTAGGACTAAAGACATTGATAATGGCCCCGAGTTCTAGCATAGCTAATCAGCTTTTTGATATGTTTACAACTCATTTCGGCAAAAAATACGTTGGAGGGTTCTTTGGAGGAAAGAAGGAAAGCAAGAAGATGTTTACGATCGCTCTTCCGCAAAGCTTGGTCAGAATAGACAAAACCGATCCTAATTACAAAGAGTTTGAAAAGGTACAGGTTTTCATGGCAGACGAAAGCCACCAATGTCCAGCCTCTACATTGGCAGATGTTTGCTTCGGTCTAATGAAGAAAGCTCCATATCGGTTTTTCTTCAGTGCTACTCAGATGCGTAATGACGGTAAAGATCTATTGTTAGAAGCCATTACAGGACCTATTGTCAAGAGAATGTCTGTCAAGGAAGGAGTTGATCAGGGTTTTTTGGCAAAACCTATTTTCAAAATGGTGCAGAGCTACTCTGGTAGCAACTTCAGTAGTCCTGATGTTAATGCTATGACTAGAACACATTTCTATTACAATCCGAAAGTTATAACCCAAGCTGCCTATCTTATCAATAATTTTGTTTCAAGAATGAACCATCAGACTCTTGTACTGATCGACGAAGTTGAACAGTTTACAAAACTATTGCCGTATCTAGAACATAAGGTCATGTTTGCTCACGGTCCTTTGTCTGAAAACAAAGCCAAGGTTCCTGCGGAATATCACGATTCTGATGTCTCTCAGCTTGTCAAAGACTTTAATGAGGGCAAGTTTCCGATTCTAGTTGGTACTAGCTGTATTTCAACCGGAACGGATATTCGGAATGTCAACAGCATTGTTTACCTTATGGGAGGTAAATCTGAGATACAAACGAAGCAATCCGTTGGCAGAGGTACAAGAATCATGCCAAACAAAAAGACTTTCTTTTTTGTTGATTTCGACGTAGTTAACATTCCACCAATGACTCGTCATGCCAGCGCTAGAAGAGAAATCTATGAAGATCTATACCCCGGTGTAGAAGATATATCAATACAATGAGAAGGGAATATGCCGCCTACGTTTATAACGTTCGTGTAGGAGGGATTTCCTTTGTTATCAATCCGGAGATTACAGATTCTGACTTGGCTCGTGAGTTTGGGAAGATTTCTCGGATGATATCTTTCCCGTTGCCTACCTCTGTATTTATACATATTTATTGTAATGATGATTCATTCGAATCTATTATTGATAACAGCCCCGCACGACTGGAAAAAGTATTGTGATATACTTTTGTAATGTCAATAGAACAAAACCATTTTAAGCACTTTGCCAAAACTTTAGAAGTATCTTTGCTAAAGTACAAAACTGATGAAGAAATCGACCTTCTAGTCTCTCAAAGAGAACAGCTAAAGACTTTGATATTTCTGGAGAATAAGTGGAAAAAGGCTTTGTTAGATCATCAGTGGGGAAGTTCGGTTTACAAGAAGTTCATTGAACATATTTGCGATGTTCGCAGGAACATCCTCGTTGCTAGGCCGTATTTCCGAGAACGCCAAACTGTTTTTACCAAATCGATCAGCGGAGCACTGAAGGATCGTAGAGAGAAGGCCATCTTCAAATTCCGCGTCAACTATTATTTCGTGCTATTCGCTCTTAAGCAGTATAAATGGCCAGAAAAGAGTGAAATTGTCAAGATAGCAAAGGAGATAGAGAAGGTTCGAAGGCAGATCCTAGAGATCAATCTTCCTTTAGCTATCTCTCAGGCCAGAATCTTCTATGCATGTACTCCAAAGTCCCACCTCAGTTGGATGGATTTGGTTCAGATCCATTGCGGTGGTCTACTTATTGCTATTGATAAGTTTGTGCCACCAGATACCAAGAAAATGTCCGACAGCGAATCGTTACAGGCTTACCGTAAGTTCCGAGCTGTGGCTATTGGCCGTATGATTTCTGACAGAATTGAGCAATACTCTGAAACCGTTTTGCACTTCTATCCAGCAGATCGGAAAAAACTATACCGAGCACATAAACTTCTTCGTCAGTTCAAGGGCGAAATCGACTACGATAAGCTTGCCGTTCTTGTGAACGAAGGCGTAGAAATCGAAAGTCAGAAAACCAACGGCAAGGAACTTGCCAACCTGCTTGCCTCAGCCTCTACTGTAAGCGGGGACGTATCTGTCTCCAACGACGAAGGAGACGAGCCAGAAACCACCTTGGAACGTTATGTAGTGCCAAAAGAAACTAGACCTGAAGCCGCTGTAGAAGATCTACAGGCACTATCAAAAATGAAGTCTGTAGCGGCGACTCTACCTCTATTAGAGAGAAAAATCATTAGATTGAAAGGAGTATATCTTGAAAACGCTCAATAAACTGGTCGCAGTAAGCCCTTTTCCCACCAAATCGGTGACTACCGTAAAGAAAGGTGGTCTTGTTATTGCAGAATCAAAGGTTAGCTTAACCAAGCTGGAGGTAATGTTAGAGTCGGAAGATGGTAAATTCCGACCGGGTATGGTAGTATATGTCAATGGGAATCTATCAACCAATCCAGAATGGTCTAACCTTCATAAGCTTGAGCAGTACGGATTAGAGTTTATCCTGATTCCGGAAAGCGTGATACAATTGGTGGAATGAAACTTCTACTAGTCGGAGACGTTCACGCGACCCAGCAAGAACTGCCGGAATGCGAAGCACTATTGGGTCTTATTGATATAACAGCAAAATACCAAAATGTCGATGGAATTGTGTTCATGGGAGACCAAACACATAACCATTCTGTCATGAATGTTTATGTTATGTCGTTTTGGCAGAAAGCCTTTTCTAGCTTATGCAGGCCCTGCTATGTATTGGTCGGAAACCACGATAGACCGGGCAATGGCGATCCTCAGGTCCATTCCATGCAGTTCTTCAAACAAAACGTAACGTTCGTCTCTGACGTTTTTGAGATATCTACCGGCGTAACACTGTGTGGATTTCAATCGAACGCCGATTTTGTATCGAAGATGGAGTCTCTGCCTGTAGAGACAAAAACAGTTCTCTGTCACCAGACTTTCTTGGGAGCTAAGTACGAGAATGGGTTTTTTGCTACTGACGGCGTAGATCTGGCAGATGTACCAAAGTTTCAGTACATTTCAGGACATATACATACACCGCATACATTTGCCAACGTCTATTACATAGGCGCTCCGCGCTGGAGAACTTTGGCGGACGCAAACGTAGATCGGTTCTTATATGTGATGGACTTTGATTTGCAGGGGAGTGTTCAGTCTACAGTGACGATCCCCACAAGCCCAACGTGTAGGCCTATTGTCAGGCTTTCGCTGGAAGAGGAAGAGGGTTCTGATACTTCGGCTGTTCTTTCGGCTCTCAGCAGCTATCAAGGAGAGGACGTTCGCCTAGATATCACCGGATCTAGGATGTTTGTCAATCTCTGTCTGACCACTTTAGAGAATAGGCGTAATAGCCGAACCGGCATTAAAATTAGAACGTTTGTTCAAGAAGACAAGACCAAAGCCGTCGTATCTGAAAAGGACGGTATTGATAAAGCTTTGATTTCTTATGTAGAAGGTAGTTCGATTGACCCTGAAGATCGTAAAGAAATCTTGAAGATGGTAGAGGAAAGAATCCTGTGTCAGAGCCAACAATAGAAGAAATCGTAGATACGAACCGTCTGTACTCTACCGTGGGTGGCCAGCTTCTTGAATTTCAGATCAAGAACCTCAAAGCTCTGCCGTTGGTGGCTTTCGGAGAAACCCTAGAGAATGAATTTACCATAAATTTCGATAAACTATCAATCTCGTTCGTTCTGAAAGGTAAGTCGGATCAGGTAATCTCTCAAGAGCTTTGTGAAGCGTTCGTAATGGGTATCAAGAAGATTATAGGAAAATTCGACGTTCAGGTAACAATAAACGGAGCAACGGTTGTTCGAGGTAGCAAATATGTCGAACCTAGTAAAGATCGAAAACGTAAAAAATCTAAGTCCAAACGAAAAAAACGCCTACGATAAGTACATCGCAGACGCCAAGCCACCGCTATCAGCCCTTACGGCAGCTAACCTTTTTGAGCTTTATGTTAACGGTTGCGACTGTGAAGAGATTGCCCGACTAAACCCAACGTTCGGTTTAGGTATTATTGTGCGGGCAAAGGTAGATTTCGACTGGGATCTGAGAAAAGAGAAATACCTAGATAGTCTGTTTGGCGGAATCAAAGAGAAAACCTCCAAGGTCCACCTAGAAGCTATTGACTTTGCTGCAAATACAATGACTGTATATCATAAAATATGGAACGATAAGTTCAAGAAATACATTCAGACAGGCAAAGAAGATGCACTTGAGGGCTGGAATGCTAGTTCCAAGTCATACGAGAAAGCCGTAGAAACATTGATGAAGCTAACAGGACAGGACTCCACGAAGAAGCAAGAAATCCTCCACAAGCATTCTATTGAACAGAATGCTCCCGTGCTTTCCCGCCCTATGAGTTCTTCAGAGGCATCTGATATACTGAAGGCTCTAGAAGCCGATCGGAAAAAGGAATAACAAAATGAAGCAATCAACCAAAGTGGTTTTGGGTAAAGTTGGTATTTTTCTGTTTTTCAAGCTCCAGTTGTACTGGCTATGGTCTACGTTATATCGGGTTTTGTTCGAAAATCAATTTAGAACTCAAAAAATCCAAACATACGAGAATCTGAGCGACCTGCAAAAGAGACTATCAAAACTCAAATGGACCAATGACTCTTGGTTGCAGATGTTCGATGCTGTTTCTTATCCCGGAAAGATAGAACAGATCTTGTCAGGAGACATTGCACAACCAAAGCACGGTACTGACTGCGACGAGTTTGCGGTATATCTAACAGCCGCTATTGAAAGGTCGCTGACTGAGCCGTTGTGCAGATTGCAAGAAAATTCGCCCGGATTAGAGAAAGCAGAAGTCATGAGCGTTATGTGGGTCGGGAAAGACGGGCTATATTCTGGCCATAATGTATGTCTACTTACCTACAGCACTCCAAATGGCAATACCTATTCCTACATGGATTACTTTCTCCCCAGCGCCCCTCAGTTCTCTGTAGAGGCAGTGGCCGATCAGGTTATGCGAATGTATGCGGCTGATGCCGATTGTATTGGCTGGGCCGTCCATAATGAAAATGTATGGACCAGAAGCATTACTATTAGCTAAATATGTCGAATCAAGACCTTTTAAAGAAAGCTTTGTTTGTCCCTTGTCACAGCAAGGAGGATCTACATCGGTGGATTAAGGTCTATTTGGGTCTTGACATTCCTGACTGCACTGTTGTTGAAGAGTCCAATAGTAATCCCATGGAAGTCATCTGGGAAGTCTATTCAAAGTGTATATCCAACGATGTATCGGACATCACCCGCCTTATGGCGTATGCTTCCCGGGACAGCTTTAAAACACTGTCGGCTGCTGTTCTGGAAACACTGATGATCTTACACCTAGATCGTCCTGTGGTTCACCTAAGCGCCATTCTTCAGCAGTCAAAGAAATCTCAGGAATATGTCAAGAGTTATTTCAATAGACCGTTGATCCGAGACTACAAAGTAAAAGAGAATGAGAGGCAAATTGAGTATGTCAGGTATTACAATGCTGTAACTGGCGATTCAATAACCGAAAAGGAATGGGAGGCGTTGCCAACCGGTCAAGGCTTGTATGAAAAGAAGCAAACATACATTCAGATCATCGTTGCAACACTCCAATCTACCAATAGCGCTCACGTACCTTTCCTATGCGTGGACGAAATCGACGTTATCGCCAACCCCAAGGCATATGAAGAAGCAAAGTTTATTCCAGCCCCTTGGGGCAATAAGCTGCCGGTTACTTTCCTGACTTCTACCAGAAAGTTCAGCTACGGCTTGGTCCAGAAAGAGCTTGACGAAGCTGACGAGACGCATTTGGCAGTACGTCACTGGAATATCATTGACGTAACCCAGCCTTGCTTGCCAGAAAGACACCAGCCTGAGAAGCCGAAGGAAAAACTTTGGGTTTATGATGAGGAGATTCGTCACGTCACTGACGCTGAATATCAAAACCTAGATCCTGAAATTCAGAAGGACTTCGTTCAGCACGAAGGATATGCTGGCTGTGCCAAGTGTCCATTGTTTGCGGCTTGTAAAGGCCAGTTGGCGACCAAGCAGTTCTGCAAGTCAAAGCTCCTGAAGCCCATTGAGCACACTATCAATCTCTTTAGATCGGCAAGTATTGGTTCGGCAAATGCTCAGTTGCTTTGCAGAAAGCCCGATACCAGCGGTTTGATATATCCTTACCTAGATAAGGCCGGACATATGAAAACGGCAGCGGAGATCATGGCAATGGTCTCAACCGATGCTACTAATATCAAAACGAAAGCAGAACTAATCAGTTGGTTCTTGTCAAATGGAGCAAACTTTTACTCTGGTATGGACTTTGGCTTTACTCACGACTTTGCTGTTGTGACTGGCGCTGTCTGGGGCAACTACCTCTTTGTATTAGATTGCATTGGTATAGCAAATCTAGAACTAGACGACAAGATCCAAGCTTGTGAAAAACTGCGCTATATCAATCCTATCATTTTTGGAGACCCAGAGAGCCCTTCAGATATAGAGACTTTTCGCAAAAAAGGCAAGTTCAGAATGCGGAAGTGGGTCAAGGGGCCGGGATCTGTCAAGGCAGGCATTGAGACTATCAGATCCAAGCTACGTCCTGCAATCGGTAAACCAACCATGTTTTTCTTGAAAGACGATTTAGGCGTTGCCGCATTGGTTGAGCAGTTATCAAAATACCACTTCAAGCTGGACGCTGCCGGTAATGTTACGGACGAACCTGCAAAAGAGAATGACGACAGGGCCGATGCTTGCCGATACTTAGTCATGAATGTCTTTAACAATAAAGGCAAGATCATTGCTTCGTTTGAAGGGAACAATGCCATTGGGAAGACAGTTCATCTTACGGACGAGCAGGCACGCAATAGCGAAATGCTAGATATTGTTCGTAACTATCTTGACAATTCGTCAGATACGACAACCGCTGAGGAAGACGAGCCCAAAGAGAAGAAATCCAAGTTCGTTTTTGATATATAACTACCCTTAATCTTTAATCAAAACCTTTCGAGGAATCCAAACTAATGGACGCCACACTCAATATTATATCAAAACTGATTGCTTTTACCGATGGGTCTTTTAGCTCGAATCCGAGATTGCGGGCTTTTGACTGGTATCGTGATGCGTCTGGAATTTCGGTTTCCGATCCAAAGTCCGAAGCCCACGCAATTCCGGTTGGAACATCCAAGCTCATTTTTAACGGGACTCGATCTACTACCATTGACGGAACGACTGCTTTTTCGATTGGCGTTTCTCCAGCAGATCCGAGTATTTATAGAATTACCTATACTTCCGGTACGGCTCCCGGCTTTAGAACCAACCGAAATCTAAACCTAGCTGGAGTTGCAGTCACGTTTGCTGTTAATAGTAACAATACTGTAACAATATCCGTTCCGGTAGGCCCAGATTTTACCGGAGTACAGGTTAACGACACTGTATTCGTGCCAAATACCGAGACAGGAGACCTCCCGAACGTCCTCGCCCACCTAAATAGCGGGTTTTGGAAGGTTTTGGCCGTAACAGACAGCCGTCATATCATAGTTTCTAGACCTATTGGCACGGATTTTGAAGGAACGTCGGAGACGCAAACGTTAGCCGGTAGCTCACAACTTCAGGCTTACGGCTCAACCGGTGTTCAAGAGGGAGATCGGCTGGAAATCACTGCCGGGTTCGCTCAAGTCACGAGACAGGCGTTCGTAGTCAAGACCGTAACTGCTAATTTTGTAGAGTTTGTATCTACTGCCCCTCTTCCGGCAGAGTCAGTTATTTCCCCTACAGCTTCTGGCATGAACTTCTATACTGAATCCAAGCGGTTGATATACGTAGAGTGCGATCAGGACTGTGTTGTCCAGCTAAACGGCGATACTTCGGAGTTCCAAAAAGTAACTCCTATCGAAGTTGGCAATCCAGATCTACCCGGAATGTTCCTGAAATGGGGACCAGCTTGGTCTTTGACTATTGTCAATAAATCAACTTCAACCCTTAATGTTCTAGTTATTCACGCTGAATAAAGGTTGCGTATTCCTATGGGCCTTAAGAAAAATGACAACCCTCTTCTGAAGACTTTAATTGAGTCTATGGAAGAGACTGCTCCGGTAGAAAAGAAAAAGAAATCTACCATATCGATGGATATGACTAACCCTTTTCCTGAACTATCAAAAAAGGAAATGGATGCATATCAAAAGAAGATCGAGAACGAAAATCCTTTGGTGAAGTCTGTTCTGAACCTACTGAACGGACCCGGCCAGACAATCGAAAGACTTGCTTTTGAGCAAGACCCGGACCAGCACAACCAATACTTATCAATTTACAAGACAAAGATCAAACTTCTGTCTGATGATATCCTAAAACGGATTGCAATACAAGACGATCTTGTTGCCAGCATCGTTCAGGCTCGTGGCTCAATGATGTCTTCGTTTGGTCGTCCGCAACCAGACAGATTCAGTACCGGATATAAAATCGAGCCAATGCCCGGACTTATTGATAAAATGTCGCTTGACGAAAAGAAAGCGCTTCAGAAACGTATCGCTAAATGCGAATCGGCTCTTTTGACCTGCGGTACGACGAACGGTTGGAAAGACTCCGAGTCTTTGGATTTTGGTCAGTTTTTGTACATGTCAGCCCGCGATGCTGTAACTTTTGGCCGAATCGCCACCGAAGTGGTTTATTCGGGGCCAGAAAACCAGAAGAAATTCCACAGCTTTCGGCCTATCGACGCAGGAACGATCTATCGTGCTGCACCTCAGAAAAACCAAGTGTCGGCTGTTCGAAAGAACGCCCTTGCCTTGCTTGAAAAGCTCAAGAACAAGAAACTGGTTCCAGAGAGATTTGCCAACGACGAGTATGACTGGGTACAAGTAATCCACACCCAGCCCCGTCAAGCATTCACTGCGGAGGAATGCTTAGTTCATAACTTCTATCCTACTACTAACATTGAGCTAAATGGCTATCCGATTACGCCACTAGACACTGCCATCACGGCGGTGTTGACTCATATCAATATTGCTACACATAATAAGCTCTATTTCCAGTCTGGCCGTGCGGCTAGAGGCATGGTCGTAATCCGATCGGACGATGTTGATAAGCAGACAGTAGCAGCTATTCGCCAGCAATTCAATGCTTCCATCAATTCCGTCACTAATAGTTGGCGAATGCCTATTTTTGGCGTTGGCCAAGACGACGAAATCAATTGGATGCCTATCGACAATTCGTCCCGAGATATGGAGTTCCAATATCTCTCTGACTCAAATGCCCGTACCATCCTGAGTGCGTTTCAGATGAGTCCCGACGAACTTCCGGGTTGGAGCCATCTATCCAGAGGTACAAACAGTCAGGCTTTATCAGAATCCAACACGGAATACCTGTTGACGGCCCACAGAGATGTAGGTTTGCGTCCTATGTTGGCCCATTTCCAGAACTTTATCAATCAAAGAATTCTCCCGCTGATTGATCCTGAAATTTCAACCCTTTGCTCTTTCAAGTTTGTTGGCCTTGACGCTGAAACTGCCGAGAAAGAAGCCGCCAGAATCGGCGCTGAAGTCAACCTTCACTTAACATTAGATGAAATCCTAGAAAAAGTCCAGAAAGAGCCTCTTGGTCGTACTCTTGGTGGCAAATTCCCGTTGAATCCTAGCTGGCAAAACGCAGTGGCACCGTATTTGCATGTTGGATACATCAGAGAGCACCTGTTTGGTATCAAAGACGGATCAAAGGACCCTGAATTTGCTTATGTTCGCGACCCAATGTGGTTCCAATGGCAACAGTTGCAAATGCAAGCCCAGCAAATGCAACAGCAGGCACAACAACAGCAGACACAGCCCGGCCAGCCACAGGAAGCCCAGCCTCAAGAAGGACCAAAGAACCCAAAGAAGACTCAGCAGGAAGAACCAGAGTCGGAACTGGCTAGATCTATCGATCAAGCAGCGGGTCTTTTAGCAAAGAAAGAGATACAACTCAGTCCAGCCCATAAGCAAGTTCTCGACCAACAGAAGAAAACTATTCAGCACTTCTTAGACGGCTGGGAAAAAGACTCGAAAGAAGCCATTGCTGAAATAATGGCTACTGCCAAGTTCTTTTCTACAAAGAAAAAGCAATAACCAATGGCAAAATTGTCACCAAAGGCAGTAGCTCGTATAGAAGAAGCCGTGGAAAAGCTCTTTGTTAGGGCAAAATCCCGGTTTATGGGGGGTATTCCTCCCGGTGCGCCCAAGCATCTTATCATTAGTATTGCCAAAGGTCTATCAATCCCCGGTGTTTTTCAACAAGCCGCCAGAGCCGAAGGCGTTTTGCCCAACGAGGACCTTCAGTCAACTGTAACAAAAATCGGATTGAACTATCTTGATGCTATCAAAGAACGTGCCAAAGCCAGAACTGTACAATCGGTTCAGGCGTTCCTGACAGACGCTCAGAAGAAAGGTGTCGATACAGATGTAGAAACCGTACTGGGTGGGCAAATTGCCGATCTATGGGGTAGCATAACCAGTGATGTGAAGAAAATCGTCGAATCTGAAACCACCGCTGCAAAGAATATATCAATAACTGACGCTATATCAAAGATAAATGCCTCCGCTGGCATTAACGACCCGATCGTTTTCTTTATAATCGTTAAAGACGGTGAGGCGTGCGAAGAATGTGTGCGTCTCCATACGATGAACGGCAAGACACCCCGACTTTGGAAAATGTCAGAAATAGGTTCTGGCTATCACAAGAAGGGCGACGATAGTCCGAAGGCGACAGGATTACACCCTCACTGCCGTTGTCAGATGGCATCGCTAATGCCCGGGTATGGCTTCGATTCCGACGGAAGAATAACCTATATATCTCAAGGTTGGGATGAACTCAAGAACCAAAGAGGATCGTAATGGCCTACTCACTTAAAGCTATAACAAAAGACTGTAAGGGTATGATTCTTGACGGCATTGCAGCGTCTTCTCATATCGACTCTTCTGGAGAAATCCTCGATATCGAAGGCTGCGACATTTCTTCTGTTGAAGAAGGTCTGGCTACCTGTAACTGGGAACACAAGTCAGATAGCCCTACCGACACCGTAGGCAGAATCATTTACGGCAAGAAAATCTTTTCAGCCGATGACTGCGAAGACGAAAGACAGCTTTTCTATTGGAAAAAGTCCGGAGTGCCTCTAATTTACATTGTGGTAGAGCTTATGGATCAGGACGGCCACAAAGGGGCTGCCGATCTTGCTGGAATCATTAGGCACTACTCAGACAGGAAGTTGCCCATTCTTGCCCGATACTCTATTGAAGGCTCCACTCTAAACAGAGAAGGCAACAAGCTAAAGAGCAGCATCTTCAAGAAATGTGCCATTACCCTTACTCCTTGTAACAAAGACGCCACGTCCGGATTAATATACGATCCTCAAGCCAAAGACGAGGCTGACGATTCGCTGAAGAGCCTTGTTGGAAAGATTGATAAAGTAGAGGGTACTTCAGAGTTTGCAAAACTGGGAGGTTCAGTCGAGGTTGAATTCAACCCGTTTGTAGATCCTGCCAACCCGGAAGGCTCTTTAAACAAAGCCGACCTGAAAGAACTTACACAAAAAGTACAGGAAAACAAAGCTCGACTCAATGCCAGAATCAACGATTTGGTCCAAAATACTAATGGCTCTGTCTGGAAGCACAAGAACGGTCATGTCGTAGTTGCTCTTGATCCACACAACAGAGACCAATGGCGGGCTACCTATATCGATAAAGACAACCAGCCCACAGGCCATGATGTTAGCAAAACCCATGCCGGTGCTTTGCAGTTTGCTGCCGAAATGAGAGCCGATCTGTTTGGGGAGCCTTTGAAGTCTTTAAAAAAAAATGAAGACATAGATTTAATCAAAGCCATGACTGCTGGTGGTGGTATGGGAGCCCCATCGACCCTAACAGGAGGCGCTGCTCTAAGTAGAGAGTCCGTTGAAGAGAATAGCAAAAAGAAGATCAAGAAGCTATTCAAAGACATTTTTGAGAAATGGGACGGCGATGGCGACTTCAAGGCATTTGCCAAGGCCAAGCTGCCAGATGTCAGCGCCAAGTTCTTGAGCACGTTCTCAGATCATCTCGACGAATACAAAGTCAAGCTAAAGAAACAGCAAACATTAAATACGTTCCAAGAACTATCAAAACGGTTTGAGTTCTTTACCGACCTGCTAAAGCAAGAGATTCCTACACCATTCGAGACTTCGTTTCAAGGCAAGAAGATACGTCCCGGCTATGGAGAAGTGAACGGTAGTCGTGTCGCCATTCTAGGCAGTGACGACACCCATCATTTCCATGTTCCCTTGGACAAGAAACACTCTTGGTCTGATACGGATATTCAAAAGACGCCAAAAGACAAGATGTTTGTCACACAACCTTTGGTCCAGCTTGAAGAGCCACACAGGATCGGCGTAGAACATGCGAAGATTGTACATCCATCCATGGCTAAAGACATTGAAGGGCTGGATCTCAATCCGAAGAACGGTCTGAATGGACAGTTTGGCGAAGAGGGCTCAAACAAAGAAGCGTTCTGGACCAAACACAAAGGCAAAACATACTTTGTGAAACCGGACCACTGGCCAGACGGCGATATGGGAGAAGCCCACCGAGAAGGGGCTTTCCATATTCTAGGCAAAGATTTCTTCGGTATTGATAAACATTTGTTGCCAACAGCCCATGTCATTAATCCAATGACTGGTGAGCAGACGGCTATTGTTGAGCACGATCCAGAAGGTCGGCACGCCAATCCAGACGAACAAGAAGATATCAATGCATTGCACAATCTAGGCCGTGACGGCGTTCTTGAAAAGCTGGGCTTGGTCGATATGATCACTGGCAATGCCGATAGACACGATGGAAACTATCTCCTCAATGATAGCGGCGGTATCAAGCTTATTGATCATGGCCTCGCTTTTGATAGTTATCATGGCGAACCGACTGTGTATCCAGACTACCTTTCGCAATACGAAGCTATAAGAGAAAACCAAGGGTTAAGTCCAGACGAACCTCTTAATCCACAGACAATTCAATGGATTAACAGTCTGGATCCAGAGCAAATGGCAAAGAAGATGCTGGATCTTGGAATACCACACAAATACGTAGCAGAGAGTGCCGATAGACTTCAGGCATTAAAGCAATATGCCAATTCTCCGAACCCTACCCGGAAGAATGCTTACACGAGCCCGTTCCATTTCAAGCTGGACTAAACCATGATCTCAAATATCTTTTATGTTTATAGCGTCTTTCCTAAAGAAGACAAGCTGGATCGACGGTTTCTGGGTAAGTTTTTGCTGGATTCCGAAGGCGATCTCCATGTTCTGGAAGACCATTACAAGAAGCTAGCCAGATTGGAAACAGACGACTCAGATCTTGCTGCCCGAAAGATACAATCATTACAGGATTCAATGTATACAGAAGTGGTTTGTCTGCAAGACATTGTTGATGGTAAGCGTCCGGACCTGATCCAAGAGACTGAATCCCAACCAAAAGATACTGGCCCAAATGTATCAGAATACGAGTATCATAGAATCGGTCTGGAATCGCCCCAAACACTAAGATTCGAAAATGGTCAAGCTTTTCTTGACGGCCACCCCATAAGTGATATAGAGTTGGACAAACTAATGGAAAACGTGCAATCCCAAAAGGCCCATCTTGATCGAAAAGAAGTCAAGAGCGAATTGGAAAAAAAAGAAGAGCTTTTCCGTTCTCTGGCTAAAGCCGATCCCAGCTTGGCGGAGGCGTTGAGTCACATACGCATGGCCGTCAAAGACGGCTCTATGCACCCAGACGTTCTCAAGACAATCACTGGACATATCTTTAAAGATACCATGATTCCTTCCATGGGCAACAAAAAGGCCTATCAGGACTTTCTTTCCAGACCGAAACAGGGTGTACATGTTCATCTTGACGCTAATGATTTCGGCTCAATCAACAAGGTTCACGGATTTGAAATTGGCGATCAGGCCATCAAAGCATACGGCACCGCAATCAGGAATGCCCTTGACGAATCGGTAGGCAGAGCAAACGCAAAGGCTTTCCGAGTTGGTGGTGACGAGATTTTTGTACATGTGCCTTCGCACGAACATGCAGCTCGTTTTGTTAGAGCGGTAAAGAAGCACTTTGCAAAGATTGCGCCAATAAACGGAACTCATCAGGTTTCGGCGTCTATTGGCGTCGGTGAAGATCCGAAGACGGCAGAACACGCCTTGATACAGGCCAAAACCATGAAAAAGGCATCGGCTTATAAACTCGGGGAAGCAAAGACTCACGCCTACTCAGCCGTTAAAGGTCAAGAAGGACATCTGTCAGTCGATTAGGCATTCAAATACACCGGCCTCTAACGCTCTTTTCAGAGATTCCGGGTTTGATATCAAAATATCGCCAGCATAGATTGTGACGTTGTTGACCGTCATATCAATACTTTTAATGATAGTGTAAGACTCCCTAGCTGGGAATCCATTATTGCTGCATAGCCAAACGCCGTCTTGTACGGAATCGTCTATAAAAACAAGAGCGATTTGATTAGAACCCTGTGTAAACACGATCTCAGAATCAACAAAACTGTTAAGGTAGTCGCCGGTAATGATATCGTCAATCACCTAACCTAGATTAGGGGAAATATCAAAAAACAAATACGAGGACAACGTTAGGCTGCAAAAGTAGCTCGTTTAGCGAGTCGCTATTGCAAGCTATTGTCAATATTGACTTTTGCCGAAGGATTTTTCTTTGCCAGTCCGGATCTGTTAGCTGAAAATAGTTTTCTTGTCGCCCTGTGAAGTCAAATTTATATATGCCATCGAAAAGACCTTCGCATATATTTATGCTTATGTCCTTCCGTCGCCAGCTTTTGGAAAGCTTAATTCCTTGCATTTCTGACTATCCTGCCAACTGTAGCAAAGCCTATTCCGGTTTTAGATGCTATCTCGCGATAGGTCAGGCCAAGCTCTTTTAGAGACAAAACGGACTGGATAGTGTCAGCGCTTGTTTTCGGTCTACCACGAACGCCCTTTGACAGACAAAACTTACAAGTAGCTCTTTTACTGTAGAAGTCCTTTACTTCTAGGACCAGAAAGCACCCATACGACACTGTTTAGTTTGCAGGGTCACTTTGCAGCCGCAAGGACTTCTGAAAAGGTCCAGATACGCCCAGTTCCGTTGTCGTTGATTTGATACCCGCGTTCGCCGCAAGCATAAGGCATAGGCTTGGAGAAATCTGGCAAAACCGTCAAGCCAATCAAGAAGATGCCCCTTGCAGCAAGGATTTTCATGGTTTTGCGATTGAAGTCGTTCATTCTTATCTCCAAGTGCGGCTGTTTATAGCAAACTTATTGATATGGTGTCAATACCAACAAACGCCTAGATTTCTTTTAGCCAGTTTTACTACCTGAACTGTAAAATCACTCATCTCACCAACCTCAAATAATCATCGAAATTAACTTCGATGTGGCTTTTCAAACCATCCAAACTGTCGATTGTAATGTTTGGTTGATCGTTCGCTGAGCTGGTGATTGCTATGCAATGACCTGATTTAGTTCGGTAAGCCCATGTTCGGTTGAACTTTGCGTTTTCAAGGTTTGCGTTTTCAAGGTTTGCACCAGTCAGTTTTGCATCATATAGGTTTGCATTTTCAAGGTTTGCACCAGTCAGGTTTGCATAAGACAGGTTTGCACCAGTCAGTTTTGCACCATATAGGTTTGCATCAGTCAGGTTTGCATTTACAAGGTTTGCATCAGTCAGGCTTGTGCCAATCAGTTTTGCATCATATAGGTTTGCATTTTCAAGGTTTGCGTTTTCAAGGTTTGCACCAGTCAGTTTTGCACCATATAGGTTTGCATCAGTCAGGTTTGCATTTACAAGGTTTGCATCAGTCAGGCTTGTGCCAATCAGTTTTGCATCATATAGGTTTGCATTTTCAAGGTTTGCACCAGTCAGGTTTGCATCAGTCAGGCTTGTGCCAATCAGTTTTGCATTTACAAGGTTTGCATCAGTCAGGCTTGTGCCAATCAGTTTTGCATCATATAGGTTTGCATTTTCAAGGTTTGCACCAGTCAGGTTTGCATCAGTCAGGCTTGTGCCAATCAGTTTTGCACCATATAGGTTTGCATTTTCAAGGTTTGCACCAGTCAGGTTTGCATAAGACAGGTTTGCATCAGTCAGTTTTGCACCATATAGGTTTGCATCAGTCAGATCCATATTGCTAAAATCTGCCCATTTGCCTTTCTTTGGATTTTTCAACCATTCGGCATGGTTTTGGAGGGTTTCGTTGATTTCAGTTTGAGTTGGTTTGTGCATGGATTGGATTGTTTTATAGCAAACTTATTGATATGATGTCAAACGGTTTTGCTATAAAAAGCCTACTAGGCAATTGCGTCGTACAGATCTTGTGCCTGCTCCGTGGTAACAATAAAGCTAGGCAGATTTATACATCCAAAAACGTTGATATCTAAATCTTTTAGTATTTTTTGTAGTTCCCATAATAAATAGTCTTTTTGTTCATATAAAGCTCGTTTTGTGTCAAAAACATTCAAAATTTATATCAATCCTAATCTTTTGCAAAGGTAAGGACATTTACCATAACTTTCTTTTTTTCACAACCCCAATAAGGAGTATTACCAAATGGCTGCTAAACAAATCGATCTCGCTCTTGCCCTTAAGGCCCAGCTAGTCCGCAAAGGTTACACCGTAACCGATACCGTAGATAGCTCAAACAACGCTGCTCTTGCTCTCGGTGCGGGTACAGCCGGTTCACAGTCAGCTTATATCAAAGTTAAGCCCATTGATTCAATCGGTACTGATTCAATCGGTCTAACCCAGCGCTCATTCGGTCCTCACGTTATCCAAGTCGTTCTTGAAACCAGCACCATTGCGAACGTTTCGCTTCTAACCGGTGCGAACCTCTTGGCGATTATGGGCTGTATCCTCCCGATGGGCACTCGTGTTGAACTTTACATGAGCGCGAATACCAATGCTGTTGGCCCAGAAGACATTGTATCAGGCAATCTCAAGGCTACTTGGGATGGCTCAGCTCTAGAATTCGGCGTTATGGCGGCTGTCTAATTCTCCACCCAAACCCCTTTAAAGGAGAATTTACCATATGTCAATCAAAATCAAGGACTCAGAGCTTACGAAGCTTCTAGAAGACGTTTCTTCAGAACTATCAAAAGCTTTTGCAGACAGCAAGAAATCACTCGCTAAGTCTGAAAAGTCAAAAGAAAAATCCAAAGAGGAATCAATGGAGAAGGTTGGCGACGAGCCAGAAGCGTCAGACTCAGCCGAGCCCTCTGTGAGTGCAGAGCCTTCGCCAGATGCTCCTCCTGCTCCTGCTCCTGAAGAGGCTGCTCCGGAAGCTGCTCCTGAAGATCCTGCGGCTTCACAACCCCAAATGACTCCAGAAGCTCTTCAGGCCGAATACGAAGCTCTTCCTCCGGAAGAACTTGAAATGCACCTTCAGGCCTGCATGGCTGCTGCTCAGAAATTGAGCGGTCAGGGTCAACCCGGTCAAGCTGCTCCTGCGCCATCTCCTGAGGCTCCAGCCCCTGCTGCTCCCCCTCCTGCGATGAAGTCAGAATCAAAAGAAATGTCGCTATCAAAAACGGAAATCGATTCGGTTAAAGAAGACATCGAAATTCTGGCCAGCACTGTCAGAGCACTGATCGAAGCTCCTGTACGCAAGGCGATTACCTCAATCGACTCAATCCAGAAGTCAGAACCAGAAACCAACCAGATGGAATCGCTATCAAAGTCAGAAATCATGACCAAGGTTCGCGAACTATCAAAACGCTCGGATTTGAAGAAATCAGATCGTCAATTCTTGCTCGATTTCTACGATGGTCGAGTCCAACCGGAAGTCGCTGCCAAGCAATTGGCTCGTCTCTTTTCAACTGAAGAAAAATAACCCTTAGGAGAAACAACAAATGTCATCTGTCAATGTGAAATCGCTAGAAGCCGACCTTAAGAAGGCTTTGGAAGCGGGCAATTACAACGCTGCTCCGTCTACGCTAGTAAACGGCTCAGCCCTACAACGTGAAGATCTGTCAGGCGTCATGGAGCTTATCTGCCACGACGACTCACACCTCAAACTCCAGAAGGTCCTTGGCCGTAAATCAGTCAAGAGCCTCCTTGTCCAGTACGATCGTCAGCTAAGCTACGGCCTAGCCTTCGGTGGGACTGCGCAGTTCGAAGGTCAAGTCGGTCAAGAGGAAGATGCCAGCTATGCCCGTATGGTAGTGCCAATGGCGTTCTACTCACTCATCAGCAATGTCACGGTACAGGCCAATATGGTCGAAACTGTTGACGGTATCAAGGCTGAAGACCGAGTTGCTTCAAACGCTGCGAAGAAGCTAGCTGCTGATATCGAGCTAGACAGCTTCCGTGGCAAGGGCGACTTCAGCAACGCTGGTGTGTTTGACGGCAACCCTCTTGCCATTCCCTCACTCCCCGGCATGTTGGGTCTAGATCCCCAAATCCGTATGGCTGACTCGATGCGCAATGCTCAGGACCTCATGTTCGCTGAATTCGGCGGCAATGAATCAGTAATCCTCAGCGGCGGTTCAGTTCTCAGCCAAGACAACGTTGAAGATGCTTCCGTTCGCTCAGCCATGAATCACGGTTCAGCCGACAAGATGTATCTATCACCAAAAGCCTTGTCGCTCTACAACAAACTCACCTTCGGCAAAGAGCGCATTGTTCTTGCTGGTTCACCTCAGGGTGCGACCGGTGGCGAACTCCGCAATCAGTGGACCTCAAGTGGTGACGTTCGTCTAGAAGGCTCACGCTTCCTAAGCGCGAAGACCAACCCCAGCGCTCCTCGTTCACAAGGTCCGAACGCTCCTACCATTACGACCGGTAATACTCCTAGCACCACTGCTCTCGCGGCTGGTTCATATGTGTATTACGTAACGGCTGTCAATGAAAAGGGTGAATCGGCTCCTACTGCTGCGGCCACTCAGGCGATCTCAGCAGGTGACTATGTTACCGTGACGATTACCCCCGCTGGCTCAGGTACGACCCGTTACTTCAACGTGTATCGCTCAGACGTTGGTGGGACGGCGGCTTCAGCTAAGTTCATCGGTCGCGTCGCTCTTGCGGCTGCTGCTACTACGGCGTTTATCGACCTCGGTAACCGCAAACCCGGCCACTCAACTGCATTCTTGGTTCAGGCCGACACGATGGAACTCAAGGAACTTGCTCCGTTCTCAAGCATGAAACTTGCAGTAACTTCGCTCGCTCTACCGCAAGCACATTTCAACTTCCTCTGCCTAGCTGTAATGCTACCTCGGAAGAATGTGCTAGTGGATAATGTCAAAGACTTCTAAGCAAAGCAAGTAAACATTCATTAATTAAGCCCGACCTTGGAAACTTGGTCGGGCTTTTTGTTTGCCTAAAGTGTGGTATATTGGCTAAGCAATGAAACTTTGTACAAAATGCAACCAATCCAAAGAGCTTTCTTCGTTCGGCATCCTTAGAGCTAGTTCCGACGGTAGAGCCACATTATGCAGTGTCTGTCAAGGACAGAAGAATAAAGAATACCTTGAACGCAATAGAGAAACAATCCTCCAAAAAGCCAAGGATTGGTATAGCAATAACAAGCAAAAAAAGAAAGACTACGATAAGCTTTCTCCCAAAAGAAAAGAGTATATCAAAGCAACACTGAAGCAAAAATCAATTGCCTATCATAACTACAAAGCACGAAAGGCGAACCAGACAGATCCTCCCGGTTGGGAACTCACCAAGGATTTTTGGGACACCCTAGTTCAAAAATACGACAATCGTTGCTGTTACTGTAGACAAGAAACAAAATTAACGATAGAACATGTCGTTCCGCTATCTCGTGGAGGCAAGCACTCTGCTAGCAATATTGCCCCAGCATGTGGGTCTTGCAATTACAGTAAAAGCGATAAAACGCCCCAAGAAGCTGGATTGTCTTTGTTTGATGTCGGAGAGATTGTAATGACTGACCCTACACCAAAACAAGAGCCGGTTTCAACGCTTCCTCCACTCGCTAACAAACAGACACACAAGCTTACTGAACAGCAGAGAGCCGAAATCATTGCTAAGCACAGCGATGGCATTCAGACCGTGCTCTTAGCAAAAGAATCAACGATCCTGCCGTGTTGGCAAACCATCCAGACGTTCCCCATACGGAAACCGACCAAGCCTTAGCGGGTATTATGAGCATGGGCATTTTCGGAGATGAAAGGCCTTTGTACCGGCTTGAGGATTACGGCCATAGGAAGTGGGCACTATGAACGTCCTAGGACTTCAAATCGGTCGCCAGCCCTCTGGTGTGATTGGCCCCAGACCATGTTGGTATGCGATCTCGCCTAAAGGATATTTGTATCTTGCCAACACCTTCTTGGGACTTATCTGGACATTGACAAAGGAATGGGAAAACGATAAACACTTGGTCGGCTAATCTCAGCCCAAGGAACCATCAATATGAACATTAAAGGTAAAGTCGTTAACAGTGCTGCTGGCTTCACTGCTGTAGTGGAGGCGCGGACAGAACGTCCGCTGGAAACCCCTTCAGAGCGACTTGAGTTTTTCGTTGGAATTGGTCATGGTGAAACTCGCTCTGAAGCCATGAACGAAGCAATGATGGCGTTGGTAGAAGAAATGGAGAAAGAAGAATAAGTCTGTATGAGAAACGAGGGCCAAGACCTGTGAACAAACGAGCAGTTATTGCTGCGCTGCGCAACACCTCGAATAATGTGTTTGAGGTGTTGGAAAATTGGTCGACGTATCCAGACGATCTCCGAGATCACTACTCTACGGAACTTCACCACGTCCTATGCAGTGCAATAGATGTCTTGGAAGACGAAGATTTCGAAACAGACCCTTTTCTCTTTGTGGATTTTTAAGTATATAGGATTGATATGACAACCAAAACATATCAATCCTATCTTAGCGTAGAACAGGCTAGGCTCCTTCTGTCCGGGTTGCTTGCGATCGAACACAAACTTCCTAACGACAAGAAGAATGTCCAGTTGTTTGTAGACACCTTTGCCGTTCTTAACGGTATTCTGGATGACGACTTTGCTGAAAAGAATGGGACAGAAGACTAAAGCGGGTGTTTGAAAAGCCTAAGCCAAAATCCTATTGCAATTCGAACCCTTTGCATGATATAAATTCCAAATGCCACGAAACATTAAGGGCCGTATCGTGCAGAGAGTTGGTTCTGTATTTTTGACCAGTTATGAGAGCAACGGTGACGCCGAAAGATTTTTCCATGTTGAAGAAGATATGGAAGATGATCGGTTTGTAGTCGCTCTGGACATTCGCGGCATTTACATAGAGTTTGTGGGTAGTCCGTATAGTTTTGACTATCTCTGTGACTTTACTTCAAGATTTAACAATGTCGATACATTTTGCTCAAACCTAGATACAGCCTACAAGCTGTATGATTTTTTTGCTTCTCGGTCCGATCAATGAAGAGCGAGCTTGTAAAACCAACAAAAGAATGCGAGCATTTCAATACCAAGAAATACGGGATCCTCCTCTTTATTGAGGATTCCTTTGAAGATGGCAGGTTTGAAATAGCCCAAACTGTCTCTAGCCTTTGGACTACTTTTTCCTGTGCCCATTTTGTTACAAGTCAACTTCCGGTTCTTCGGAACAACAACACGCACACGCACAGGCACACGGGCCATCTGAACCTGAACTGCTTCTTATCAAACACAGATACAGCCGAAGAGATTCGTAAGCATTTTGTGAGCCTTGAGACCGAATCTTAGGTCTAGTGTACCTAGATCTAGAGCAATACTTAGCAGAATTGGAACTGAAAGTTCCTTCGCTGGCCTCTAAAATCAGAGACCTCAATACCCTTTTCCCGGTTATAACAATATTCAAGTGTGCAGATGGCACTGTGTTGGTATGCTCTCCAGACGTTAATGATATAGTCAACCAGTTCGAAGTAGTTGTGGCCCCAGACAATACGGAATTCAGATTTTACGCCGAATCGTTTGGGGTTAAGCTGTACTCAGATCCTCCGGCTTTCTATATATCGGAACCCAACAAGAACGGCTTTGGAGAGGTTCCGCTACTTAACTGGGAGCAGCTACTGGTTGAATACATGATTTCAGACTATGCTATTGACAAAGCTAAAGACTATCTAGATAGTAGACAGCCAGTGAACTACGTATAGGGACTATATGATCCTGTCTTGGGAAAGCTGGTTGGTGCTAGTAGCAATACTGACCTTAGCGTTGGTTTTGGCTTTGTTTATCGAGGCTGTCAGGCCGGAATGATATATGTTATTGATATTCTTACAGAAGTTTTTACTGTACGGATGTATCGGGATTGTTGTTGAGGTTCTATTCACTGGGATCTACCAACTTCTGTCAAAGAACTGGAAGCTAACTGGACATACCTACCTTTGGATGTTTGTTCCCTATGGGCTGACTGGTTTGGTTATGGAGCTAGTTAGAGCCTCGCTGGATTGCCCATTTTATATCAAAGCGTTCGTATATGTACCGATAATCTATGGTGCCGAAGCGCTGTCTGGCTATGTTATATTGATAGTTACTCGATTTCTACAAAAGCTGCTGGGAGGACACGGTGCTGTCATTCCTTGGAACTACGGAAGCCATCGATGGACCTTGGGCGGTTTGATCAACCTGAAGTATTTTCCTTTCTGGTTCGGTTTGGCAATGCTTTTTGAACCAATTTGTTGTATATTAGGCACGACAGTAAGAGCTTTGGCAGAATTGACTCTGCAAACTTTTGCTGGATAGGTGCTTTAATGTATACGCCAACCAAAAAAGAAATCGAAAAGATGATAGATAGGCATGTAGAATGGCTCAACAACCCTAAAGAAGGCCTGCAAGCAGATTTTAGCGATATGGATTTATCCCTCTGTTCTCTTGGATCAAGAGCGCCTGCGATAAGTTTGGATTTTGCGAAATTTTCTAACGCAAAACTACAAGGTTCTAGTTTTGAGAATGTTAGTCTGTTGAGAGCCAATATGGAGTATGCAGATCTAACCGGAGCGTCTTTTGAAGACGTTCAATTAAATAATGCATCTTTGAAATATGCTAATGTCGATGGAACTTTTTTTCGACATTCGAGTTTGGTAGGTTCAGATCTGGAAGGGGTCCGGCTCGGTGATTGCCATATGCATATGGCTGTAATGCGCACTTGGCCTCGAAAAACCGATGGCAAAAAATGTTTTCTTATGGTTTCCGATAGGATACTTGATAGAGTATCCACAGATTCACTACTTGAAGTCATGGAAATTAGGTTGGCGACTACTGTCAATCTTGACGAGTTTTTCAATATTTCGGAAAATCTTCCTTGACAGGACAGATACAAACCAAGCAGTGTCGTCGTTGTTTCTTGGTATTGGAGCCGAAAGACTTCTATGCCAAAAGAGCCACCTGTAAGTTCTGTTTATCAAAAGGAGTAAGAGGCAGGCCCAAGAAGTCCAAAGAGATCGTACAAAGAGCTATAGAACTCAGAACCCAAGGACAGACTTATAGGCAAATTGCCTTGACTTTGGGCATATCGTTTGCTACTGTAGGTCGGATAATCCGAACGGCTAACCAATGACACGACCTTCAAAAACTACAACTGCTTTCCGGCCATTGGTTGAGTCTAAGAGGACTATCCTATGAGTACAGTATGCCCTGTTTGCAAAAACCTGAATAAGACCAGCACTCTTGTAAGAGTTTTCACTGGTCAAAGCGATTATTACTCTGTATCAAAAGAGTCTTATTGGGACGAAGAAGGCCGGGACCACCACCATTCAAACACCCTGACGATATCTGTTTATAGGTGCTCAGAGGGCCACGAAAGCATAGAGAGAAAGTACTCGAAATGCTATACATGCAATTACAACCATAACAGAGACTCTTTTGAACAATCCTCAGAAGAGTGGTACTTGTAATCAAGTGTTGAGTCATGGTAGATAGTTAGTTATGAAAAAGAAAAACCTTAATAAAGATGTTTGGGATTCGGTCGGAATTTCAGAGGATTGGCATGAGAAGTATGATAAGCACATGGTTACTGTAATGCAGCTTATCCGTGAATGTAATGAAGATGAAGTTTCGCTTCAAGTGTTGGTAAAGGAAGCAATGATGCAGCTCACTCTCCCAGAGAACCACTTTTACAAGTGGAAAAAGCCGTGAAAATCATCATTGCTGGTGGCAGAGATCCTCAGAAGAGTGGTACTTGTAATCAAGTGTTGAGTCATGGTAGATAGTTAGTTATGAAAAAGAAAAACCTTAATAAAGATGTTTGGGATTCGGTCGGAATTTCAGAGGATTGGCATGAGAAGTATGATAAGCACATGGTTACTGTAATGCAGCTTATCCGTGAATGTAATGAAGATGAAGTTTCGCTTCAAGTGTTGGTAAAGGAAGCAATGATGCAGCTCACTCTCCCAGAGAACCACTTTTACAAGTGGAAAAAGCCGTGAAAATCATCATTGCTGGTGGCAGAGACTTCATAGACGAAATTCAGTTCAAAGAAGGAATCGAAGGGGCTAAGTCCCTGATTTCTCAGGCAACAGAGATTGTCTCTGGTGGTGCTCCCGGAGCCGACTATCTTGGCGAACAATGGGCGGAACAAAATGGTATTGCCGTTCGCAAATTTCCAGCGGAATGGAGCAAACACGGTCGTGGTGCTGGCCCAAAACGCAATCAACAGATGGCAGACTATGCGGACGGCCTAGTTGCCTTTTGGAATGGTACGAGTCGTGGGACCAAAGACATGATCGAGAGGGCCGTGGATCGCGGCCTTAAAGTATATATACATCAAATCAAAGCGCCAGACAATGATAGAAGCTAAAATTATCAAAGATTCAGTCCATGCCTATGGACCTAGACTGACCACTTTCGTCCTGAAGTACCCGAGATATATCCATTCTCAGGTTATGACGCATCGCGTCTTTAGTCGAAATGCTGCCAGTTCAAGAGCTATACCTACAGCCAGATTGATAGAGTTGGTGGAAAAAGAACCTGCTATCCCGGTCTATTGGGGCAAAAACAAAGCAGGTATGCAGTCCAACGAAGAGTTGTCTGCTGATCAAATTCAAGCCTGTAGAGAGAGTTGGTTGCAAGCCAGAGACAATGCTGTGCTTTCGGCCAAACAGATGAACCAGCAAGGTCTTCACAAAGAGATTTGTAATCGTGTTTTGGAGCCGTTTCAGCATATCGAAGTCGTACTTACGGGAACGGATTGGGCTAATTTCTATAAGCTTAGGGCACATAAAGATGCTCAGCACGAGATTCAAGAACTCGCCCTGAAAATGAAAGCGGCCCATAAAGAAAGTATCCCCAGAATACTCAGGGCCGGAGAGTGGCATCTGCCGTTCATTACCGATCAGGAAGAAAACTCTCTAACAACCGAAATCTTGCTAAAAACCAGCACTGCTCGATGCGCTAGGGTGAGTTACCTCAAACACGACAAAACCTTCGCTACTTTTGAGGAAGATTTGGCTCTCTATGACAAGCTTATGTCTGGCGCTCATATCCATGCGTCTCCAGCCGAGCACCAAGCCCAAGTCCCTTCTGAGACAGATTTTGCTACTTCCAATCTTCGCGGCTGGTATCAATACCGAAAAGTGATAGAATCTCGTATATATGGACAAGAACAGGCAGACCCAAGAAGCACTGAAGAAGATGTGGATCTCTAAAGAGATTTCCGATCGTTTATATCATAAATCCTTGGTCCAGTTGGGTTACGATTTCTTCAATAGCGGAGACACCGAAGGGGCTATCGAATGTCTGGGACTGGTAAGTCCTGTCTATTTTGAAAATGAGCAAAGAGTAGACATGGAAGAGGACGAAAGTTATGCTAATATTGTTGTAGTTATGGCATATAAAATGATACAATTAAGTATCGTAGACATGGGCTCAGATCCAGAACCAACTATGCCAAAGGCAAATGCATGAGTATCCCCGACGAGTTCTCTCTTTCAGTCGCACTGGAAGAAGAAAACACCAAACTGTATCGCTGCCAAGCCGCTCTTTTACGGTTCGGAGGTGAGTACAAGTACGCCAGTGTCTATGTGACAGACCCTATTCCTGTGCTTTCTGGTGACCGACAGATAGGCACGGTCGTCAGCACCATGACAGTTGACGACCTGCTTGTTGGCGAGTTGGTAATCGACTACAAGACACCTGAACGATTTGATATAGAGTCAGGGACCAAACTCTATGTTGCATTCAATGCCGAGGCCAGAGGCGCAGGAACTGCTCCTTCTCTCCATCCGATCTCTGTTTCGCTTGTCAAAGAGAATACCGACCTACCGCCTGTTGGAGATGTATTGCTATGAACAAGACACTGAATAAAGTTAGACTGACGGTATCTATCGGTTTGTTTTTTCTCAATATAACTATGGCCGGTATGGCAAAAGAAGACCAGTTCTTTTGGTTAAGTGTCTTCAGTGCTCTTTGCTTTGTACCGGCCATTTACATGTCACTCAAGGCAATGTAAATGCAGACATTCTTACCGTACCCTGACTTTAAACAAAGCGTTAAATCCCTTGACTATCGTCGCCTAGGTAAGCAAAGAGTAGAGGCCTTCCAGCTATTGAAAGCATTGGAGTTGCCAACTTATGGCTGGCAGAACCATCCGGCTACTAATATGTGGCGGGGGTACGAAAGCGCTTTGGCTGTTTATATGAATTGCTGTATCCAAGAATGGGTACTTCGGGGCTATAACAATTCAATGTCTTATGTTATGGATTCGCTTGTCGATTCTGATGCCGTCAGGCTGCCTCCTTGGATCGGAGACAGTTCAGTTCATCTCAGCCACCAAAGCAATCTTTATAGAAAAGATCCTGTTTTTTATAGTAAATTTGCGGAAGTTGGGCCAAATTTGCCATATGTATGGCCTAAAGGCGACTTAAACTATAAAGGTTTCGCTCTGGCCTACAAGCGTGTATAATAGGTAAACTAGTCGTAATCTTTTGGACATGCTCCTATCAGCCCGTCCATTAAGAGATCTCGCCAGCGTGAATAGCTACGAACACGCTACCGTTTTCCAATTTACACAAGGTGACGTTGTAACAATAGGCTTTATGCTTATTGACGCCAGCCTTGATACCTCTTCAGAGAATTTTCTGCCCCCCGGTAGGCGGTATATGCCAGCCACTGGGGCTACGCTTCAGTGCGTCATTGAGTCGTTAGACAGTGGCAAGAAAATTACTCGTTTTGCTACCCAGCCGTACCTACAGGATGCGTCCATTTGGACAATCCAGATGCTGGCTTCCGATCTTATCTCCGGAACCGCCAATCTGAGACTGACCCTTACCGAGGGTACTACAGTCACCCGTGGCGTTCTCAAGTCGGCATTCAGAATTCAGTCGCAAACCAATTGCTAAGGAAAAACCTCAATGGCCTATCCTAAGAAATCAATTGGTGCTGTATTCCCAGATAACGCTTTGGGGTCAGAGTCGGTTCAAGTAGAGCCTTTGATTACGCCCAACCAGCTTAGACAGCGATACCTGTTTGGCTTGCCATTAGTAAGCCAAATTGTAGACCCTATTACAAAAAAGGTCCAGCAGCTATCTGACGAAGCTATTAATGATATAATCTTGGGCTGTGTAGCTCAGATCGAGCTTGAATTCAAGATTGATATAATGCCGGTCCAAAGAGACGAGAAACACCCGTTTGATCAAAACGATTATGGAGCCTATGGGTTTTTTAGAACTCACCATACACCGGTAGCTCAGATTGACGATATTCAGATCACCCCAGCCAACGGCATTGACTTATATCAAATTCCAGACAATTGGGTAGAGACTGGAAATATTGTTAAATGGGGTCAAATCAACATCGTTCCTATTGATATAGGAGCAGTGTCTTATGGGATAACCGGAATGGCCCCTACTGGTGGAGCATTTTTCTTGTCTGT